ATAGCTAAAGATATAAAACACAGCAGTATTTCGTGTTTGGATAAATTGGGTGTTATTGATTATCATAAAGTTGATAAGTCATATGTTAAACAAACCAAAAATGCTATAAAATGGGTACGGGACAATCAAAAATTTGGTAGTAACTGGTCTATAGATCCTCCATCTCGTATAGAACTATATCCAAATATGTGTCACGATTCTGGTAAATGGCAGAAAGAAAAAGAAAAAATATCAGATGATATAGGAGAAATTACATCATTGTGGTATTGTGGAACAAAACATAGAAATATAGGGATAAAAAAAGGTATTACAAGTTGGAGAGACTCAAATTGTACCAGTGAAAAAATTGGTATAAAAGGTACTAGAGCAACAATAATTGATGGTATTATATCTATTAACCAACAGAATAGTATTAAGATTCTTCCAAAAAAAATCAAAAACAATGTACACGATTGGAAAAAAGAGTGTAACGAAATATTTGTAGATTTTGAGACACTATCAGATATTTTTTGCTCTTTTAATGAACTACCTAATCAAAGTCAAACTGATATGATTTTTATGATAGGAATATGGTACAAAAAAAATAATGTATGGACATATAAGAGACTAACTTGTAATGAAGCCACTTATAACGAAGAGTACAGGATTATGGATGAATTCAATACATTCCTTACAGAACAAAAAAATCCTAAATTGTGGTATTGGTATGCTGAAAATATGTTTTGGAAAAGATCAAAGAATAGACAATATGAGATTGCTCTCAAAATTAAAAATAAAGACAGAATGAAAAATATTAGAAACAATTGGAATATAGGAGAATGTAAGGATATGTGCGATATATTCAAAAAAGAACCTATTGTTATCAAAGATTGTTTTAAGTTTGGTCTCAAACAAATAGCAAAAGCCATGTACAAACACAATTTAATAAAAACTACATTAGAAAGTGATTGTACATCTGGTATGACTGCTATGGTAAATGCATGGAAATGTTATGAAGATGAAGAAAATCCATCTACTTGTAACGTTATGAAAGACATAGCTAAATATAATAAGTTTGATGTATGTGTGTTAGAGGATATACTGACATATCTCCGAAATGAGCATATTTAATAATATTTTATTCATAATAAATTCATTTCATAGCTAGTCTGATTTGTTAGGCATTTATCTTTTGTTTTAGAATAATAGATAGGAAATTCTTTATTACTCTTATTCCAAGGAAGATATTGTAGTACGAATAACTGTTTTCCCTTATATTTTTTAGCATTGATCCTTTTAACGTACTCGTTAAAAGATATTTCAGTCTCGTGGTTTATATCGTAATGACTATATACAAATTTCTTATTAATATCTGAAATCTTACCAGTATATTCATTACTTAATGAAATTATGTAAATTCCTTCTAGAGTAACAACAGTATGAAAAATAGTATGATCGTTCAATCCTAAAAACCCTACAAAATCTTGAGAAGATGGCCATCCTCTTATTACACCTTGATTGTCGTACGCTTTTTTAGGATGAGTGTGGAAGTTATATCTACTCAACACAGCATGTACTTCGTCTTCGCTTCCGTGTATTAAACTGTTATGATCTGGTGATAGTTCAAATATTGTTTTGTTATAATTTCTAATAACTTTACTTACTTTTAAAGATCCAGATAATTCTTTTTGGTTTTTATTATTTGGGTCATTTATTTTTTTGAAATAGTGTATTGCTCTAGAAGAAAACCTACAATACATATTACATATTTTATCTGATTGGTTGACTGCATTATTAAGTTTATTACGAACAGAATCTATATCTTTCTTATTGTTAGAATTAAGTTTAGAAAATGATATTCCTTTATACCCAAAGGTGTGTAGTAATGGACTATGATCAGTTACATAAGGATTGTCAAAACCAGCTTTTATATACGAATCTGTTTTATTTAAGGGTACTACTCCAACCCAAATTCTTATATCTATTGGTAGATATTCAGATAATGATTCAAGTATATTTTTAAGGTGTTTGTCTTCTATATGCCCTCTTATCTCACATATCTTTCTTTGTTTGTTGTAGATAATAAAATAGAAGCCATCAATACTCTTAATAAATGAGTCTGAATTAACATAAGAACTCTTCATATCAGTTGATGTATTAAGAAGTTTTTTATAATTATCTTTAGGTATCAAATATATTACTCCTACAGCATTAATTGTTTCTGGTATTATACCAGAAAAATTTATAAGATTATCCATTTTTTCTTTTATTATAGCTTTATTATCTATCAATAATCCATACATTTATTTATCAATCAACTTTTTTTAATTATGATAATATAAGATTATCATAATTTACATAAACTATTTAATTTATGGCAGAAATGGTTCAACATAATCTTTGTTATAACGACTGTTGTGGAACTCCCAGAAATCTGGACACCCGAACTTAAATCCATCTGGTACAGGCTTGGCTTTGAACCAAAACAGACAATCTTCTAGATTGTTACTTATTGTTGCGTTGTGTATATATAATGCGGTATAATCGTCTGTTAATTGATCCATTATGTCACAAAATTGACCGAAATCAGGAATGATACCAGCATAATTTTCCCATAAAGATCTTCTATTTTTAAGATTAGGTTCTCTGAGAATAAATGTTCCATCCACATTAGTCCTAATAACAGGTCTAACATCCATACAATATTGTAGGGAAAGAATATACCACATTTTCCAATGACGAGAGTTTTTATAAATACCTTGTTGTAGTGGTTTATTGAATATAGATGGATCATCGGTACAATCATCAAGTAGACACAATGCCCATGGATTTTTTACATGTTTCTTAGCAATTTTTTGACGTTTGATAAATTGTGTTAGTTGTTCTTCATTATACTTGTTGTATATAAATGTATTCGGAAACATTTTTTTATAAAATCCGTTACTGTCTTCAGTACCGCTGAAAACTATACCAGCAGGGTAAATGTGTTTTTTTGAGTACAATAAGGCAGCGATTAATGTACTTTTCCCAGTCCCTGGTTTACCAATAACAACATGTTTAGATCCTCCTTGATCGGGTTCCATAAATGTTTTTGAGTTTGGTTGTAACAATTCCAAATCTAACTCTTTTATATATATTTTTGTTGGACTTTCTTTACTCATTTATAAAAATTATGATGATATGTTTAAATAACATAATATTTATTATGAATCCTTCAAAATGTACACTTTGAATTTATCTTTTTGTGAAGAGGTACAATTTAAATTTAAGAAATTAATTTTTTTAATTATAATTAAACATGAATAGAGTATATTTCATAGATAGGTTATTTAGTATGGCTGAACCGTTGTTTATATATATTAATAGCACAGAAGGATATACAATGCTGGTTGAAAAATTCATATTAAATACAACAATTCATTATTATTATCTACTATATACAAATGTTGGACTAAAACGATTACATATTCTTTATCCTATTCACAAGCCTAAATTAAAATTTAATTATTATTACAATTATTTGGATAAAATTGTAGAATAATTTATTATTTTTTAACACTCATCTTCATCTTCAGACTCAATAAAGCTGTTTTCATTTTGTATCAAATCCTTTGACTTTATGTATATTGATATTTTACCTAAATTACCTATTGATGACTTAAATAATAATGGCTTACCATTCTTTGGGTAAATATGTAGATTAGTACTTAATCCAGCCATTTTTGTTATACGTGATAATTGCTCTGTATCAAAATCTTGGTTATATTCAGACCCTTTACTATTTTCATCTTCATCATCAGAATCTTCTGTTTCTCCGAATTCTACGTTTCTCTTCATAACACCACCAGCATTACATAAGAACTTTATGTGAAAGTTTTTGGCAACTACATTCATAGTGCTTCCTATATGAGCCATATCTTTACACATTTTTTGATATTCAGAGCTGGAAACAATTATAGGTTTTCCGTAACCGTCTGGTATATCAATATCAATAGTTTGTATTTCTTGAATGGTGACATATGAAGTTGTAATGCGATTATTTTCTTTAGGAATAACTTTGATACCCAAATCATTAGGATTGTCGTCATTTATAAACAATTGCATTGAATCTTTTTTCTTTATTGACTTGAGCATCCTATGAAAGTGATTTAAGTTAATACCCAAGAAAAGTTTTTCTTTCGGTACAAATTTGTAGAATGTGAAATTTTCACTTTCTAATAATACTTGTATTAAAATCTTACGATGATGATCCATCATACATAATTTAATACCATCCAAATCTATCTCAAAACAAGCAGTTTTTATATTGTTTTGTAGAAGTTCCGCTAGTATTTTAATAGTATACGCACAGTGTGTTTTTGCCTTGAAAATAATTGTCATATTTATATTAAAATACCATCAAACTTTAAATAAAGTTTATAAAAAGTGTTAAATATCAATATAAGAATTCAGAAACAAATATCAATTTTATTTACAGTAAACAAAGAAATATGGTCTTCGTTAATACAAAAAAGTTCAAAACATACGAACTAGACAATCTAGAATCATTTAAAAATCGTTTAGCGTCATCAATGGACACGCTAGAATCTTTTTTATATTTTGAGAAAAATATTACATACACAGACTTTATAGATGTGAAAAATAATATCAAAGTATACGATATATTAGACGACATAAAAGAATCTGCTACCAAAAACTCGTCCATTATAGATCTCGTTAATCGTATACAGTTAAAGATAGGAAAAAGTAAATTTAATAGAGGTAGAGATATTATAATAATATGGCTAGCTTATAATAAACAATTAACTAAAGATGTTAATTTCCAAGGTAAAAATGTACTAGATAATATAGGAGAACTATTAGAAAATGCCAATTTGTATATATCCTCTAATCAAATTAAACAGGATTGGTCGAGAATAAAAGATACTAAAAAAGATTTAGAACAAAGCATAGCCAATAATAAAAATATTTCAAAATTCAGTACGACTTTACTAATGGAATTTGATAATATACCAGAGTCGTCTGCATATACCAATTTTGAAGTAGAATATACACAATTTCTTCTTACTCTAAATGTAAAAAATATGTCATTAATAGAAATATTCAACACAATTGAATTAAACACATATGTACCATTCGCTTCAACTATGAACTATTATAAAATATCAAATGGATTTATTCCACCAGATGATTGGTCGGATAGTTATGACGATTCTTTAATTATTCAAGTAGACCAAAAAAAATCTTTATCAAATAGTTCAAATAGTTCAAATTATGAAAATGCTATATTTAAGGTTGATCCTATAACAGACAATTTAACTGTAGACATTATCATAAATACTAATAAAGATAATATAAAAATAGACGACTTTACAACTAGATCACTATCTGTATTCAAAAAACTAGATAAAAGTGTTAAACAAATAGATGAAAGTAAGGTTATTGGTGTATTTTATTTTCCATCTCGTAGACTGAATAAATATGTTTTTTCAGATTTGGTTATGAACGATCCCTTATTTAGTATATTATTAAGTATAGATGATCATGATAAAGCGACTAAAATGAAACCAGGTATATATATACATGCGGATCATCCATCAATTGGTTACATAACAGCAACACTAACAGAAAAAATAATGATAAAAGGTGATAAAGATATGGATACTGATTATTTTGAAGTGGGTGATCCATTTATAAGAGTAAAGATATCAAAAGCAAGTAATTCAAAATCAGTTGCTATATTCCAGGAGATATTAGGTAAACTCTTTACAAGATATGACCAAAAAATACAAGATATAATTGAATACTACAAAAAATATATACCAAATTTTGGAGATATACCACCACCAGAAGAAAATGAACACAAAGACGAAATAAAACTTTCGGAGGTAGCACCAGATCTATTTGTAACGGGGTATACTAGGAATTGTAAACCTGATCGTATACCTTCTATTATATCTGAAAAAGAAGCTATGATATCTCAATCAAATGGTAATAGTGTGATGAAGTTTCCTAGAGATATACCATCCGATCCAGATGCATTCAAGTTTCCAATGGATGGTGAGTCCCAAAAATATTACACTTGTAATAATCCAAAATACAATCATGTTGGAATAAAAAATAATAAACTAAAAAATGCAGATATATATCCTTATGTACCTTGCTGTTTCGGAATGGATCAAACTAAAAAACCAAAATATTTGAATTATTATGATGGAAAAGAACTAAAGGTGGGTGATAAAAAACAAAACAATATTATAAGCACAGATAAAATACTTAAAAACAATCAATTTGGAACACTACCCCCTAATTTAGAAACATTATTTACTATAATTGAACCAGAAACTGACTACGAATATGTTAGAAAAGGTGTGTATTATGGAAAAAACAGTTTTATACAAGTAGTAATGGAAGCTGTAAATGAATTCAAAGAAATGGATCAAGATGAGAAGGAAATTGGTACTATATTAAATAATGAGAGACTTGAACTGGCTAAAGAAGATATAGTTCCTATATGTAGACAAGAACTATATGATAAAAACGTAAAAGAAATACTTGAGATGATAAAAGATAAAGATTTATACTTTGACCCTAAACTATTCACTAGTTTACTAGAAAATAGATTTGATTGTAATATATTTATATTCTCACGTAAAATTTTAGACGGTGAAATGATATTACCAAGACATAAACAGGCATACTACAAAAATTTAAATAAACAAAGATGTATTTATATTTACGAACATATGGGAAGTGAATCTGATCACGCAAAATATCCTCAATGTGAATTAATATTAAAATATAATACAAAAAAAAGCAAAGATAATGTACAACACTTGTTTAGTTACGAAGAAGCATCAAATATACGTAATGTATATTCCAGAATACGAAAATCATATGCTCTGAACAAAAACATTAGTCTAACAAATATGTATATCAACAAGGATATAAAAATCGATTCTCAATCAATAGATTCTTACGGTAAAACTAGAAGATTAAATATTACATATAAAAACAACAAAACATCTCTTATAACTACACCTATACAACCTATAAGAGTAATAGAAACAACTGATAACATAATTCATTTGACATCAGTAAATAATGCCAAAAAATTAATAGATAAGTTAGGTATAAAAATTATATCACAAACTGTTATAGGAAATGTAACGAAAGAAATAAATGGAGAATTAGGTAATGTTAGCGTATCTATACCTATAATTCACGATACTGTAATCAATGGCATAAAAATTAATCAAGAATCACTTAGTTTTCCTGAAAAAGAGGAATCGTATTTAGTCAGATATAATAGAAATAAAAAAATTTCTCGTTATCTTATAGAATACACTATTTGGATTTATTCAAAATATTTGAAAGATAAAAAAATAGTAGATGTAAAAGATAAAAACATTTACAGTTTCGCAAAAAAATCGTTCGTGATAAAACCAAAACACGAATACGGACATATTGGAAAAAAATTTAAAATGAACTGTAAAATATTAGATGAAAATAAAATAGTAGTTCATGACGATGAAACTATAAAAAGACTTGTATATGTTATTAAATTACGAACACACAGAGATATTAAAAGTGTTCTTACATATCACACACATCTTAATATTATGAACTATTATGCGGATATAACAGATTTCGACAAGTACAAAGACCAAATTATTTTATTTGGTAAAGAATCTGTATCTAAATTGATTCAAGATCACAATTTAGCATATACTATAAACGATAATGTACAAATAGGAGCAAACTCTCCATATTTTTTCAGAAATACTCTAATAGGTAAAGATGTATATTTGGCACAAAATACACAATCATTGAATAAAGCGTCTGATATAGCAAATAAATGGATAACGAACGGATATAATATTAATATGTATGCAAACAACATACCAACTATCGCTCTAACTGTATATAAATACGTGAATTCTAATAATATTACAAAAGGCACCCAAATGAAAGGAAAAACATTATCAACCGAAATTAAAGTACTTGGTTATAAAATTGATGGTGTAGCAGAATATACAGTATTATTATCATTAAAATAAGACAGTCCTAATACAAGAGGATTACACCACAGTTTTTGAAACGTAAAATAAAAATGAATTTAAAAGGTCGTGTGCTCTTTTAAAACAAATATGCCACCAAAAACTAAGAAAAAGTATAACAAAATGGATCCTCTTGCTCATATCCTACACCGTCCAGATACATATGTAGGATCTACACGAGAGAAAGAAATAGAGGATAATATATCAATCTCTGACAATGATTTCCATATTATAAAGAAGACTATTAAATATTGTCCCGCTATTCTACGTATTTTTATTGAACCATTATCAAATTCTATTGATAATGTGGCGAGAAGTCAGAAAGGAAAGAAACCTTGTACAACAATCAAAGTTAATGTAGATATTAAAACAGGTATGACTTCGGTTTGGAATGATGGTGAATCAATTTCTGTAGAATACGATGAAGATGAGGAATGTTACAATCATAGCCTAATATTTGGTCAATTATTGACTTCATCAAATTATGATGATGAAGAAGATCGTTATAATATTTCAGGGAGAAACGGATTAGGTGTAAAATTAACTAATGTATTTTCTGAATATTTCTCTGTATCTGGTATTGATCCTGTAACAGAAAAAGCATTTACACAAGAATGGAATAATAATATGAAAGTAGTTAAAAAACCAAAGGTATCTAATACATCTATTAAGAAAGGATCTACAGAAGTGTCGTGGATTCCAGACTTTAGTCAATTTAATATGAAAGGATATACAAAAGATATAGTGGATTTATATTGTAGGTATGTAGTGGATGCAGCAATGCTAACTAATGCAGATGTTTATTTTAATGATATTTTGATACCGATCAAAAATCTGAAAGATTATTCTACATTATATTCTAATGTAGAAGAGCATGATATTATATATGTAAATACAGCCGATGCACAAATTGTGATAATGCCATCATCATCTTTTCAATCTGTATCTTTTGTTAACGGTGTGTATACATCACTTGGTGGAACACATGTTGATGCATGGGTAGAAGCATCGTTTCGCCCTATAGTGAAAAAATTGATGAAAGAGAAGGGAAGTATTACATATACAATTGGTGATATCAAGAAATTTTTCAAGGTGTTTGTTGTTGTAAGGGTAATTAATCCTGAGTTTGAATCTCAAAGTAAGCATAGATTAGAATCACCAGTAACAGCCATTATGAAGAAATCTCATATTGATACTATTCTGAAGTGGTCAGTTATTGATGATATTAAAAGATCAAAGGAGATTGGAGTATTGAAGAAGCTAGAGAGGAAAAAGAAAAATTTCGTTAAGATTGATGGTCTTGATCCAGCAAATAATGAAGGAGGAAAATTAGGTCATCAATGTACATTGATTCTAGTAGAGGGTCTAGCTGCTAAAACATATGCAGTAAAAGGTATTGACATAGGGGCATTTGGTAAATCTGGACGTGATTGGTTTGGTATTTATGCACTTCGTGGTAAAGTACTTAATGTTCGTAATGCTAAGGCTGCCGCAATCGCAAAGAATGCTGTTATTTCAGACATTATCAAGGCTCTGGGTGCAACATTAGGTGCTGATTATACACTAGAAAAACTTTTTATGACACTTAGATATGGAAGAATACTAATTATTACAGATGCTGATGTAGACGGAATCCACATTTCAGGTCTTTTACAGAATATGGTACATACTTTATTCCCTACTCTTTTGGAGAGAGATAAACCATTTATTACAAGTATGCAGACTCCTATTGTACGTGTATTTTTACCAGGTGGTAGGAGTAATGAAAAACTGTTTTATGATGAGAGAGAATATGGTAAATATGTTGAAGCTTATACTAAAAAATATCCAGGTAAAGTTATAAACCAAAAGTATTACAAGGGTCTTGGTTCTTCATCAGATCAGGATATAGTTGATACATTCGGAGTAAAAATGATTGATCTTCTAAATGATGAGAATACAAGCTTTAATATGAACAAGGTATTCCATACAAAACAATCAGATGCACGTAAGACTTGGCTAAAAGAATACGATTCAAACAATGTATCTCTGGTATGGGATGGAGACAAACAAGAAACATTCTCTCTTAAAATATCTGAGTTCCTAAATACAGAGTTAATTAAGTTTTCTTTGAATGATTGTAAAAGGAGTATTCCTGGATTGATGGATGGATTAAAAGAAGGTAATCGTAAAGCATTGTTCTCTTGTTTCCTACGAAATCTTAAATATACAGGTAAATCACTAAAAGTCGCACAATTGGCTGGGTATGTAGCAGAACATTCTGGCTATCATCACGGAGAACAAAACCTTTACGACACTATTACAAGAATGGCTAATGCTTACCCAGGTAGTAATAACATTCCTCTACTATACAGGGATGGACAGTTTGGAACTAGACTAAGTGGTGGTAAAGATGCAGCAAACGCCAGGTATATTTTTACAAAATTGGATGCTATGACTAGGCTTTTATTCAGACCAGAGGATGATATACTACTAGACAGAGTTGTAGATGATGGTGATGTAGTAGAACCTTACTTTTATGTACCTATTCTTCCTACTATTTTGATCAATGGATGTACAGTGGGTATTGGCACAGGATGGTCTTGCTCTGTGCCTTGTTATAATCCTATTGATCTAATCACATCTGTTAAGACTTGGATGGAGAAAGATGGAAATGTTCTGGTAGAGAATGAAGACACAATTATATCTCTTCTACCAGAAATAGTACCTTGGTATCGTGGTTTTACAGGAGTGATAGAATCGTCTGGTGATTCCAGATATACTTCATGGGGTCGTGTTATTACAGAGAATAAAACAAAAGTAGTTGATGAACTTCCTATAGGACTATGGACAGATAATTTTAAGGAATATCTTGATACTTTACAGGAAGAGAAAATTGTTAAGAGTGTTAAAAATTATTCTACACCTAAGAAAGTCAGATTTGTTATTAAAGAGGATAAAGATGGTATTATATGTAATAATGAAAATCTGAAGCTTCATAAATACATATACACATCTAATATGGTTTTATTTGACGAAACAGGTTGTATTAAAAAATACGGAAACGTAGATGAAATTATAGACTCTTTCTGTAAAATTAGAATGGTTTATTATGTGAAGAGAAAGAAATATCTTATTGCTCAAATGGAACACGATATTAAATTCCTAGGAAATAAGAAAAGATTCCTAGAAGAAGTTCTGAGCGGGGATTTTAAACTTTTTGATGCTAGCGGTAACACACGTAAAAGTAGGAAAGTAGCCGATTTAATGACAGACCTAGAATCCAGAGGATATGACAAAGATATGAAAATAGAAACTAATAAAGAAAACGATGACGATGATGAAAAAGAAGACACTGGTGGGTATAATTATCTTCTTCGTCTACAATTTCGTAGTATAACATCTGAAAGGATTAACAAACTTGAAAAGGATATTGATTCTAAAGTAAAGTCTCGTGATGAACTTTCCAAGAAAAATGAGAAAGATCTTTGGGTTAGCGATTTAGATGAGTTTGAAAAGGCATATACGAAATGGTTGAAGGTTATTGAGAAAGAAATAGTTAAGAAGAAGAAATAAGTAAGAATATTATGTTAAACTTTTTATATTAAAAATATAAAAATACTATTTATTTTCTGAATTAACAATAAAATTCCAAACAATACCAGCGACTACTCCAGATACTGCACCAATTACATGACCGGATAAAGATATATTATTACCTTTTAAAGAAGGTCCTAAAACCATAAATACTATAGCGATCAACATTTCAATGTCAACTTTTCTTTTGGACGCTAATTCCCAAGTAAACAATCCAAACAAAACACCGGAGAAACCTATACTACATGGTAAGTCTTTCCATATAAGACGCACAGCAAATTCAGCAACTGTATTAACAATTAATAAAAATATAAGGAGATGTATAAAAGGCTTAAATCCCATTTCTTGTTCAACTCTAGAAATAGAGTAAAGTGCATATATATTAGATATTAGATGAGAAGTATCTATATGTACAAAATTACTCATAAAAATTTCATGTATGTTTTTACCAGTAGGAACACATGTAACAATTTTAGAACTAAATAATAAAAATACAATTATCATTATTATAGATATAAATACACAAACAGGAGAATCTTTTGGGCTTTTATTTATATTCATTTATTAATAAGATTATTTGTTTTTGGATATTTAAGATATTTATAAGTAATAAAATGAGAAAATCTTTACATAATTGGAGAAAGGATAAAGAAGATAAAGAAGATGTAATTGAAGAATTTTGTGGTGCATGTTTAGCTATACCTTTCGCATTCGCAGGTGTTGGTGTTAGTACATACGGTGCTAGCTCTCGCGGTAAGCATAAAAGTCAAAAAAATATAGCATTGTGGGTAGGAATAGTAACTATTTTAGTATCAATTATGGTAGCAGTGTATTATATATGGATCAAAAAATGTACTGATTGTGGTTATACTGAATAATTTTAAACTAAAAAGTTTAAAATATATATAATTTATTAAAAGGGAAGAGGATGATCCTCTACTAGGAATTTCATAAATGTATCCTGAGTTGTTGAGTTATCAAGCCCCGACTTAGACCTAGCATCGCAATACTTCTTAAAGTAATTTGTAGCATATGTGTCGCTATCTTTTTCCATTACTTCAATTTGATCACGAGTCTTGATAATAGTTTGTTTCATTTCATCTAATTTCTTTTGTGTCTCAATATAAGTCCATGTAACCTGTGCCTTTTTTACACGAAGAGTTGTATAGAATTCAATTGGATCTTCTTCTTCTTGTTTGGATTCTGCTAGTAATTGTTGTTCACGATCTTCTACTTCTTTAATCTCACGTCTTTCATCGTTTTTCTTTTCTTTAATACTAGCACTAATGGATTCAGTCATTGTCTTTCTGATATCAACCTCTGTAGTGTTTTCGGTATAATCTGAAGACATTGTACAAGGGAACGGGCGTCCAACATAAGCGTGGTAAATTTGATGATAAGAATCAGAATTTCGAATCAAATATTCTGCTCTTTCACTCGCTTCCGAGTCTGTAGCATAATTACCACGAAGTTTAGCGAAACCATAAACACCTTTTTCGTTTGGAGTTGCTCCTTTTGCTGGTACAAAAGATATCAATCCAATACGTTGCATTGGCTCAACTGGATCAGCATATTTTCTTTCCACTCTCAAAAATTTTCTCACATACTTATTATTATCCAAGGTTTCCATAGCCACTTTTACATCATCTTCAGATAAAACAGGATGTCCTTGGTTAGGAATATAAGATCTATCAGGATTTCTATCTGAAGGTGAAGTCAGAGAGTTTTCCTTTTCCCATTCTGGATGGGTTTGTTGGGTTGACATTTTATTTATATTTTCTTCTTTTTAAGTGAAATTAAAGAAAACGAATCTTATAAATAAATGAATAAACGTTCCAGAAAACGTAGACAAACGGATTCAGATCAAGAAGATTCCGAATATATACCAGACAAAAACAATCAAAGATTGAAAGTATTGAAGCGTACAAACAGAAATGCATATAACAATTTTACAGAAACAAAATTAGAGATATTAAAAACTGAGCCCACATTAATTAAAATATTAGAAGAACCTATGATTAAAAAAGATAGAGCTAGATTATTACAATTATATGAAATATATAAGACATCCGATCCATCTACTGAACATTGGCTTGATCTAAGAAATAACTTCCATACAAGTTTTGATGAATGTAAAAATAATTACATACAACATTGTAGATACACAAAAGATCAACATATTGAAATGCAAAAACAACTTGAAGTTCTTGAAACTTACGATCCAAATATTGATCTCTTGTATAAAATACTACAACTTAACACTAATACAGATAATAAAAAGGCTATATACTCTAGATATAAAGAACTTCAACATATGTCATCAAATGATGAAGAGAAAGGAAAACTTAGACATTGGTTGAATTGGTCAATTTCAATACCCCACGACGATATAAAAACTTTCCCTTTTTCTAAAAATGAACTTACTAACTTTCTAAGAAAAGTATCAACAGTTATGGATGAAGAACTATATGGAATGAGATATGTAAAAGAACAGATACTCTTATTTGTATCGTCTAAAATACAAAATCCTCATATGAAAAGGTGTTCTCTTGGTTTAATTGGATCTCCAGGTACAGGTAAAACAGCAATATCTCGTTTATTAGCAAAAGTATTAAATTTTCCTTTTGAACAAATATCTTTAGGTGGTATATCAGATGCTGATTATCTTAAAGGACATGAATATACTTACATCGGAGCACAACCAGGAGAAATATCAAAATGCCTAAAAAGAATGAAATATAAAAATGGTATTTTGTTCTTGGATGAATTTGATAAGATATCAGATAATAAAAATATATGCTCTGCTTTACTTCATATAACGGATCCTGTACAAAATACAGAATTCAGGGATAAATTTCTTAATGAAATAACAATAGACTTATCTTACCTTTGGTTCATTTATTCAATGAATGAGTTACCAACTGATTCTGCTCTAAGAGATCGTATATATACAGTACAAGTTCCTGGTTATTCAATAGAAGACAAAATATGTATTATAATAGATTATTTGTTTCCTAAGTCTCTAAAAAATATAAATACATCAACTACATCTATCAAAGTTTCACGAAAAACAGCAGAATACATAATAAAAGAAAAAACAGACTGGAAAAATTCTATCGGTGTTAGATCTATAGAAAAGGTTGTTGGTAATATTGTTTCAAAAATAGATTTCTTAATTAAACATCAAGATAAAAACGGAAAACTTAAAGGACTTGACATATCTTTTAACACCATAAATACAATAAAATATCCTGTAACTCTTACTACTAATATAGTAGACATAATGGTAAAAAATATGGTTTAAAAAGTAATAATATACTAACAAATGAAACGTTCTAGAACTTACACACAAGAAGAGGATAAAAAAAATATAAATGATATTAACCCCAAATTCTTACAAGATTGTGAGAACAAATTCTATGATGATCCTATCAATGTTATATCTAGGAATTCAGTTGTGTCTATTGGATCTATGTTGTCAACTATGAATTCAAATCGTATAAATCATATTGACCATATCTTTATGAATACTATCAAGAAAAAACACCTCAAGGCTACTAATCAGGGTAGGAGCGGTAGATGTTGGATGTTTTCGGGATTGAATATGTTCAGACACGCTGTTATTAAAGCTCTTAACTTGGATAACTTTGAATTCTCAGAAACCTATTTATTCTTTTTTGATAAGTTGGAGAGAGCAAACAGATACCTTAGATGGTTCATAAATCATCCAGAAGCAGAATCAGAAAGCCAAGCATTTAAGTTTATGGTAGAAGAATATACTGGAGACGGTGGATGGTGGAATATGTTCTCTAATATAGTAATCAAATATGGTCTAGTACCCAAGTCGGCTATGAAAGAAACATTCCAATCTGAGGATTCTGAAGATATGAATCAAATCCTAAACGATCGTTTACAATCATGTGCTAACTATATTATTAATAATAAAAAATTAACGAAAGAAGAAGTAGAAAAAATAAGGATTGATACAATGGAACAAATATATAATACTTTGGTAAAATTCCTAGGAGAACCTCCAAAAACATTCAGATGGTCTTATACTAATGATGATGACGATTCTACTATCATATCTGAACTTGATCCAATTTCTTTTAGAAATATGATAATACCAGGAGTTGATATGAAAGATTTCGTTGTACTTACACATCTTCCAGGTAGACTAGAAGAAAAAAAGACTTATGAAGTAAAATATACTAGCAATGTATTCGAAGGTGATAATTTTAAGTTCTTAAATATGTCAATAAAAGAATTGTCCAAATATGCACAGAAATCTATAATATCTGGTTTCCCTGTTTGGTTCGCTGCTGATGTAAGTAAAGATTTCAATCCTTATCATTCTGTTCTGGATGATAAGTTAAATGACTCGGAAACTGTTTTTGGGTCTAACCACGAATTCTCAAAAGGAGATAAGATAAAATTCCGTAATTTATCGGCTAATCACGCTATGAGTCTTATCGGACTTAATATAGGAAGTGATAATAAACCAGAATCTTGGCAGGTAGAAAATTCGTGGGGTTATTATGATAACGAAACACCAGGACAAGACGGATTTCTCTATATGAGCGATTCGTGGTTTCAGAAGAATGTTATGCAAATTGTTGTTCATAAAAATTTACTGACTAGATCTACAAAAAAACTTTTTAATAAAGAACCAATCCAATTAGATCCGTGGGACTGTGTAGCACCTGCTTTAAAAGTAAAAGCAGTAGATGCTCCTATTGCACTTGATCGTATTAAAAAACGTAATAGGCATAGATTCTAACAAACTGTATTAATTTTATTTATATATAAATAAAATACACATATAAAATTATTAACCAGAATACGTCCACTGAGATTTACATTTAACACATTTAGCAAAAGTGGTCATAGGCTCATCAGCACCTCTTGTCTGTTTTTGGTATGTGAACACACGTCCTGACCCACAATTACACGTTGTAACTCCTTCTTCTACTTCAAATGGATTTACTATAAAATCATCGTGTTCCTTAATCCTATTTTTTATTTTTAAGAATGTTGGATGATCCCAACCAATCAAATCTTTTTTAATATTCTCAAGAATTAATTTAAGATCTTTACCCACTAAAATATCACCAATTGACTGGTATATAAATTTCATATATGTCTCATCATAGTCATATGACTTATTGATTAGTACTCTTTTATGGATATACTTTTCAATAATTTTTACATTTTTATCTTGTTTTATTACAGTAGCCAATGCGAATGACCCTTTTTTGCGTAATTCTTCTATATCATATTCTTTGTTTTCAGTATGTTCAGACATTATATTATAATATGAAACAAATAACTTATTAATTTCAATTTTACATAATTCTCTGAACATCAGGTAACTCATATATGAAACTCTATTTGATAGAGTATATTTAGTATATTTTTAAAAGTGATAATTTAAATACAATTCCATTTTTCTACACTTTAATATAAATGACATATGAATATGTAAAAAATGGGATTCTAATATCATTTATAATTATTTTAATTACAGCCGTTATTATCTTAAGTGTTAGATATTCTATAAAAGAATATTATCTACAAGATGATCCTATTCTACACAAAATAAAAAAATTGCTAGATCCATTACACCCGGAAATCAAAGATTTAAAATTGTACAAAGGATTGAAATCTTACACTATAAACAAAGAAAAAATATATCTTTGTTTAACAGATGAAAATGACGAATACTACTCTATGAATATGTTGATATATGTATTTTTACATGAATTTTCACATTATTTAAACAAAGATGATATAGGACATACACCTAAATTTTATAAAATATTTGAAGATATCCTAAATAAAGCAAGTGATATGGGTCTATATGATTCATCTATGTCTCCCAATAATGATTACTGTAAACACAATTAAACACAATTAAACACAATTAAACACAATTAAACACAATTAAACACAATTAAACACAATTAAACACAATTAAACACAATTAAATTAATATAAAATTGAAAATTATTTACCATTATAAATAACTTTTAAAATGATTGGCTCAATTTCCCAAATAGAATATACAATGCAATGTGGTAATATGTATAATTCAATTCTTACATCTATGTTCTATATTGATCCAAATGATGATACAAAAAATGTATATAAATTTGAAACTCCATTCAAAATTTTCAATTGTCAAGCATTTGTAAAATTTACCATTATGGTAACAGACAATCAAGAATTTTTATCGTTTATCCTAGTTGAAAACAGTGAAATAAAGGAATTATCAAGTTCACAATATTTTGATACTAATACTATATGTGCTTTAATACCAGTTAATCATACTGAAAATGAACTAAATATGATGTCTATTGATATCATTCAAAATGTGTATGAATTATTTCATATTTATATGGAAAAGATGCGACAATAGATTTTTATTGATTACATTTACATTTACATTTACATTTACATTTACATTTACATTTATAATAATATAAATGTAATTTATCATTACAATATAGAAAATAACTCTTGTCCGCCTTTTGCATGACCAATTATAGAACACTCTAATCTTTTTCCTGCGTTCCCTGTTATCTTACTCTCCTTATTATCTCCTAGTCCTAAATCATCTTCTCCATCGTGAATAACAACACTTCTACCGATAATAGATTTATTTACATTTCCGTATATTTGGATTCTTTCATCTTCATATTCATAATTAAATTTACCATTAGAATCAGAATAAATATTGTTGATCATATCACCAGCATGGGTATCCATATCTAACATATTAGAACCATGTTTTGTATTATTAGGATTCCAATGACCTCCTAGAGATTTACAACCATCTCTTTTATCTCCATATTCGTGTATATGTATGGCATTTACTGTATTGGGTTTCAAGTTATATAAATCTATTTTTACGTTAGTAAATTTTGTGTTACGACATTGATGAAAAGTTATATGACCTTTAACATTTACTGTATTGAATAAAGCGATCGCATTCATACAATTCATTTATTTAAAAATTCTCTTATTTTTAAATAAATATTTTTATAATTAAGCCATTACTTTCTTATACGGAGATCTTCTTTTCTGTATACATCTTTTTCTTATTTCTTTCAACGACAAACTTTTAGCTGTCTTTGGAGATTTAGATGTTATTTTATATCTAGGTCTACAATATGGATAACTCCTTTTGGAATTCCTAGAATTTTTACGACCACACGGAACTATTTTAGGTAATTTACAAACATCTATCCATTCTTCTTGAAACCATCTAGATAATCCAGTTTTAGGTGATTTACGTTTAGGTGATTTACGTTTAGGTGATTTACGTTTAGGTGATTTACGTTTAGGTGATTTACGTTTAGGTGATTTACGTTTAGGTGATTTACGTTTAGGTGATTTACGTTTAGGTGATTTACGTTTAGGTGATTTACGTTTAAGTGAATTTCTACTACGTGATTTACGTTTAGGTGATTTACATTTAGGTAATTTACGTTTAGGTGAATTTCTACTACGTGATTTACGTTTAGGTGATTTACGTTTAGGTGATACTTTATATTTTCCACCCAGTTTTTTGTAATTTTTCACTAACCATCCACTCGCATATGCACTAGGCCATACTTTAAATTTTTTTTTTGCTTGTGATTTTACTTTACTATAAAGTTTCCCGTTCACAGGTATATTAGGCATTTTATATTACAGTATAATATAAAATAATTATATAAATAGTTCGTAACTTATTTTTCCAAAAGTTAATTGATCGTTTATTAGTACCATTGAATCATCCCACATATATTCATCCGCTAAACTTTGGTTATTACTATTTTCAATAATCCTCCTAAAACGTTTAAATGATTCCATAGGTATAAACCAGTGACGTCTTGTTCCATATATAGTATGATTAGATACATATGTTAAAGGAATAGTTATAGTTGTTATAAACATAAATCTACTAAAGACAAATTCAAAGTGTATTCGTGTGTCATCTATATTATATTTGCGTTCTAAAAATCTGTTTATTTTTTTTTTCCTCATATTTTTGAAGAGTTCTTGTTTTGATTCTTCGTGTATATATTTACTTATTTCCATCATATATTGTAGATCGTATACGAAACCTGTTAAATGTTTTATTATATCAGATGGTAGCAGATCTAGCATTTTAAAAATAATACAAAATATACAATTAAAATTTTCAATTTTAATTACATTTCAACAATTTCTTCTTCCAAGATATTTTTTATATAAGTTACGACAATTTCAATAAACAAAGGAGGTACTGCATTACCTATTTGATTAATCTTATTGATATATTCTCCTTTAAATTCAAAAGATGTAGGAAACCCTTGTATTAATTGTAATTCAAGTATTGTATATGGTCTTAGATAGTAACCATTAAAGTTACTAACAGGTACAAATAATCTTGGCATTCTACCATATGAACATAATATAGTTCTAGAAAAGTCGTCCATATCTATTATACAACTATGAGTAGGACTGTTCCTAGTTTTAAAAGAAATTTCAGATAAATTATAACATTTTACTAAATTAGTTGGTGGTTTACCGCTTTCTGTATCATTGTTTAGAATATTTTCCAAACATTTTCCCTTTTTAATTTCTTTTATTATTTTCGTATTTTTTATTCTCATAGCATTTTCAAGGGAAAACTCTAATATATCTTTATTGTATTTTTTTTCTAATGTTTTAGGTATGTTAGACAATGTACAAGATAAGTTTAGATTCTTTTTGATACCGTAAATAAGTATTCTTTGTCTTGTCTGTGGTATACCAAATTCTGACATATTAAATAGATTATATTTCATATCATATCCAATATCTGAGAAATCTTTAATAATATTATCAATGAATAATGTACCATCTTTCATTTTACTAGTTAGTAATCCTTTTACATTCTCTCCGATAATAACACTTGGTCTTATTATTTTTGCTGCTCTAACAAACTCTTGATATAAGAATCCTCTTTTGTCATTTGGATCTTTTTTACCACCTTGTGAAAATGATTGACACGGAAATCCTCCAAATAGTATGTCAACAATACCTTCATATTTTAAAAATTGATCATCTGTTATTTTTGTTATGTCTTCTCCTATCATTTTACAATCTGGAAAATTATGATTATGAGTTTTTATAGCATTCTTATCAAACTCTACATATCCCAACACATTAACACCAGCATTTTTCATACCAAGTGTATCACCGCCTGCCCCGGAAAATAAAGATATTCCTGTTAACTGTCTACTTTTGCTCATTTTAATCTTAGTTATTTACATGTTTAAATAATCAAATTTTATTTATATTTAAAAATTATGTTCATTCGCCTTATATTAATCCATTTAAATAAGCGTTTACAAATATCAAATGAATCAAGAAAATATTACTGAACCTATTAGAATTGAATCATCTATTACTGATGAATATGATAAAGATATGTGTTCAATCTGTCATATTGATATAGAAGATGAATTATATACGATGCCTGGATGTGGACATAAATTCCACAATAATTGTATCATTTCATGGTTTAGAACAGGAAACGGATCGTGTCCATATTGTAGAAACATGGCACCTAATGAAAATGATTGGTTTAATCATTGGGGAGATCGTAGATCAAATTATAGATTCAAGAGACAATATGCTAAACGTGAAGATGCTCCCAAAGAACTTAAAAAATTGATAATACGCCTTAAAAAAGCGGAAAAGAAACAAATGGATGAATCAAAAATACATTCTTTATGGAAAAAATCGGATGAAGGAAAAGAATTTTCAAGATTATTGAAGATACGTGGAAAATATAGAATAAAAAGACAGTCACTTATGAACAATATACTAGATAGGAGGTGTGATATCCAAAATTACCCTATTGTTCCTGGAATTGTTAGACGATTATAATTTGGTATAAATACATTTATATTGTCTAAATATAAATGGTGATTAAAACACGTAGAAAATCTACTAAACCATCACGAAAACCATCTGAAAAACCAAAACAGTTTTGTATGAAAATAATAAGTAATAAATCTATAATAGATAACAAAACAGTTATAACCAAATTCGTAAGTTCTTTATATACAAGCAAAAAATGGAAGAATCCAATGGATTTAGATGATTTTTTTATAGTATATGATACTAGAGAAAAAAGAATATGTATTGAATTATACAGAAAAGTAAATGATAATTATATGAAATTAGAAAACATACATAGTTCTCTAAAATCTAAAGATCTCAAAATAAACGAATACATAACATTAAGTAAACCAGAATCAGATGTATTGGTACACCATCTTTCAAGTACCACTAAAACAAAAGTTCCAATGGGTCATAAATGGGTTACGCTATCCCACAATGGACCTTATTTTACTTGGATAATGGAGCCATACAAACCCCATGGAGCACCTTTAATATACGACGGTAAAAAGTATAGACTTTCTCCAGAAGCCGAACAAGTAGCAAATTTTTGGGCAAGGAGGATAACCACAGATGAAACTGCTACAATTGCCCACACAGAAGATCCTCTTTTCAGAGCAAATTTTTGGAAAGATTTCAAAACATATTTGTCTACTCAAAACAAGAAACAGTTTAAAGATTTTAAGAAGATGAATTTTAAGTATATACAAAAGAAAATAATAGAAATTAGAGATTCAGAAACACCTGAAATTAAAAGATATCAAAAGAAATTTTCAGAGGAACGTAAACATGAATATGGGTACGCATTAGTAAATGGTGTAAAAGAAAAAGTGAGTAATTTTGTTCCAGAACCTTCTGGATTATTTTTGGGTCGTGGAAAAAACTCTCTTCGTGGACGTATAAAAAGAGATATTAATCCGAATGAAGTAACTATAAATATTGGAAAAGAATCAAAAATACCCAAACCACCTAAAGGTAAATGGAAAAATGTCGTCAACGATACTAAGGCTCGCTGGATGAGCAAATGGACAGATCCTTTGAACGGAAAACCAAAATATATTTATCTTTCAGATGAAGGTCAATTTAAATCAAATAGTGACACTGGTAAATTTGAAAACGCTAGAAAATTAAATGTTTTCTTAGAAAGTGTACGTCTAGCTTATATCAAGAATTTGACAAGTTATGATAAACAAAAACGCCAACTTTCTACAGCACTGTCTTTAGTTGATCAATACGGAATTCGTATGGGAGGTGAAAAAGGCGAACTTGAAGCAAAAACTTACGGGGCATCCACTTTATTAGTTGAACACATAAAATTCCCAAAATCTAATAAAATACATCTTAACTTCCTAGGTAAAGATTCTATACTCTACGATAAAACCTTAGATGTTAGTGACAAAGTATTTAATAATCTTAAAGATTTCGTAAAGAATAAATCTAAAAAAACAGAACTATTTAATTTAGTAGATGCTACCGATATTAATACTTATGTACAAACTTTTGACAAAGGTTTTAGTGGAAAAGTATTTAGAACTAGGCTAGGATCTACATTGATGTACGAATACTTATCAAAGATTAAATTTAAAAAAATTACTACAATAGCCGAAAAGAAAAAAGCTTTCCTAGATGCCAACATAATAGTAGCAAAAGCACTCAATCATACAAAGACTATAGCAAAAGGATCAACTGAAACTTTAATAAAAATAAAAAAGGAACTGATTATATTAGAAAAAGAATTGAAACAAAAGAAAAAGAGATCTGGTAGCACATCATCTTTAGAAAAACGTATCATTTCAAAGAAAGACCAAATTGATAACAAAAACAAACTACAATCTATTGCAACAAGTACTAGTCTTACCAATTATATAGACCCACGTTTAGTAACAGCATGGTGTAAAAAACACAAAGTACCTATTGATAAAATATATACAAAAACTCTGTACAATAAGTTCAAATGGGCAATTGATGATACAGATTCTGAATGGGATTATGTAGATACAAAACTTATATTAGGTTTTGAAAATCTACAACCTAATAAAGATAATTATAAAGATAATTATAAACCAACTAGGAAACCAACTAGGAAACCAACTAGGAAACCAACTAGGAAACCAACTAGGAAACCAACTAGGAAACCAATTATTTTTGATTCTGACGATTCTGACGATTCTGACGATTCTGATTCTGACGATTCTGACGATTCTGATTCTGACGATTCTGACGATATTAAATCTTCAAAAACCCTTAATAAACCAATTATTTTTGATTATGACGATGATGAATCAGATTCTGATTCAGATTCTGACGATACGATAACTACTTTATTAATTCAAAATTATCATAAATCTTTGAAAACTTACGGTTATACTCTTATAAAGTTAGAATATGGTAGATTGGCATTACATAGTGTTCACCCTAAATTACAAGATAAGTTTACTTACAAGAAAATTTATGATCTCTCTGTTAAACTTATTGATAATGATTTAACAATATTAGGTTTTATATTAATTGATAAAATATGTAAAGATGCCAATGACAGTAATTCAATAAAAAAAGCATTATTAAGTTCTGGATATGTAGATAAATTTAAAAAAATAGTATCTATAGAAATTAAAAAAAAGTAGAATATAAGTAATTATGTTTGAAAATTATAAATTATAATTTTCAACAAAAATAATTGATATTTAATAATCATACACAAATCTTGAAAAAAGATTAAAATCATTTTTATATATATTGTCTACGATTTTAGTGTTTATATCACGACAATGTAAAGGACATCTATTACAAATATGACTTCTAGGTACAGGAATACGTCTAGGTATAGGAATACGTCTAGGTATAGGAATACGTCTAGGTATAGGAATACGTCTAGGTATAGGAATACGTCTAGGTATAGGAATACGTCTAGGTACAGGAATATGTCTAGGTACAGGAATATGTCTAGGTATAGGAATTTTATTTGGAATAGTGGGGTTATAATCACTTATAGCGGTATCATTCAATCCAACTTGTTCTAATGCAGATGTTATTACAGGATCGTTTTTACTTACTAATTTTAGTTTATCTCTGAAATCAATAAAGTTGGATGTTTTTTCCAGTATATTCAAGCAATCTATAAAAGATTTTAAAACTAATGATTTATCTTTATTTTGTGATGCAATATAAAAGCAATGATTAATTACACCAGAATTTATATGAACACCTCCGAAATCTATTTGACTGTTAGGATTAAGATAATGATTTCCTTTGTATTTTCCAGGTTGATTTCCCTTTGTAGGATCTTCCATACTACGAAGGAATGGTTTGTTCATACCTAGATCTTCTCCTATCAACCAATCTTCTTCTCCGATTAGAGAATTGTATTTAGCATACATATAAAATTCAAACATAGTTCCCATAATATCAGCAAATGATTCGTTTAGAGCTCCTGAATGACCTTTGTATTCTAAATTTGCTGTCCCTGTTACTAAACCATGTGACAATTCATGACCAATTACATCTAGTGATGTAAGTGAATAGAACATTTCACTACCTTCTCCGTATACCATATACTGACCAGTGAAAAAGGCATTATCTAAGTTAGGTACTCCATTAATGCTGACCAAAGAATCAAGACCGTTTACACTAACTAATCCTGTTTTCTCGTACAGAAAATCAAGGTAATTACAAGTACTAAAGAATACATCAACTGCGCTATTATGAGATATAATTTTTTGATATAATTTTTTATATTCCTTAATAGACTTGGTAGGATGTAAAGAAATCAATTCTGGATATTGTGTTTTAACTCTTCTAAGAATTTCATACATTTTAAAAAATGGAGTAAGAAGTTTTTTAACTTTATTTAACATACTAGTATCCCTATTAATTTGGGACAATTTACATAGACATAATAAGTTCAGAACGTAATAATATTCATTATCTAATATATTTATTTTTTTGGATGATAGAGATTTTAAATTAGTAAGTGAATATCTCATTTTCTCATTCAAATTATGTTCTCTAGAATCAACGACCTTAACTAGAATTTGTTTATTATGTACTTTGTGATATTTTTCAAGTGATATTATATTTCCTTCACCTGTTACATCTATAGAAACTTTACCTAAATATGATGTATATAATGTTCTAGATAATGTGATTAGACTATCTGGTTGATATTGTTCAATTGTCTCTGGTTCGATAGAAAATCCTTGTGTTTCAATCGTGGTTTGAAAATGTGTTTGTCCACAAGAATGTATCATTTAATTTTAGAAATTTAAATTTTTAAATTGAAAATATAACTATCCTTATTATATAAAATGTCACAAAAAAAAAACAGATGTATACATATTTTGAAGATTGGTTGAAAGATGATAAAAATGTATTTGACAGTGATGATAATATGGATTCGTTAAAGGTTACAACATAATATTCTTATTTATATTTCAAAATGAGAGTTTAATAGAGTTTTTATTATAATAAAATACCAGTTTATCTAGTAGTGATAATTGTCATTGCATCAATAGTGCTTATACCATCAAATAATCTTTTTATTACTTGACATGTTTCGTCGTCACTGTCAATAGTAGATATAAATCTTTTTTGTTGTAACTTATCGTCCCCACATAAATTGAACTTATCCGACTCTGTAGGTGTAAAAGTTGATTTTTCAATTATAATTCCGTGGAGTATTCTACATAATGACATAGGTTGAGCCATAAGTATAATGTTTTGTATTAGTTGTTCGCCATCAAACTCCATAATCTGAGATTTATTCATATAGTCTGGACGATAAATGTTATCACTGAATACATCTTTATATATTCGTCTGAAAAGAGATATACAATAAGGAAGTACATTATCTGAAAAATCTATTGAAAAATCTTCCATACGACATTCCATTTTCCAATATCTCTTATCGTTTACTTTTTCCAAAGAGTAGAAAGAATATGGATCTTTAGATGATGAGTTGGGTCTATCTATATAAATAATATTATTGAACCCATATCTATTGTTCATACATCTTTCAATACAATCGCCAATACTAAATAAGGATATACTATAATTTTTAATGTTAGTAAATAAATCATTTTTATTATATGGTATAAATTGTTTTTTATGTTCTGTTAGAATTTCCAATGCCAATCCAAATTTTTGTACATCGTCTATTTCAATGTTTATATCAACGTATCCATCATAAAATACCAACCTAGTATCTAATGGAGTCAAAGTAGTTGAAATTATTTTTCTTATTTTATTAATTGAATATTTGCGGTCTGAGAAAATTACCTTTAATTTGTTAATATGATCAAGTAAGAGGATTGTATATTCTTCTAATGTAATTTTTCCTAATAATTTTTTTCTAAGTTTTCTAATAGATGTTAAACTAACTGTATAAACTCTGTTATCCTTTATATATTCAAAAAGTTTTTCTATAGATTCTGTTATATCTTTATAAGAAACATCAAAATTATTGTAAACTATTTGATCTATTTCTTTATCTACTTCTACTACATGCTCTTTTAATTGACATCCTAGTTCTTTTTCAGAAGTCTTAATATTTCCTTTTATTGATCTATATGTTGTTTTTTTATCTGGTTTTGTAACATCACATATTGTAGTTTTCTTAGTTTTTGTTGGTTTAGTAATATCATCTATATCTTTTTCACATATTGTAGTTTTCTTAGTTTTTGTTGGTTTAGTAATATCATCTATATCTTTTTCACATATTGTAGTTTTCTTAATTTTTGTTGGTTTAGTAACATCATTTATATCTTTTTCACATATTGTAGTTTTCTTAATTTTTGTTGGTTTAGTAATATCATCTATATCTTTTTCACATATTGTAGTTTTCTTAATTTTTGTTGGTTTTAATATATAATTTTCTTTTTTATTATTGAAATCGTGTACAACTAATGGAATGTTTCCATTATTAAAATTAAAGATATGAATCTCATTCGTATGTTCTTGTATAATATTATCTATATTTATGCTTGTATGAGTTTTTATTATGTTGGTATAAATACTGTTTTTCATATTCTCAAACTTAATACGTAACTGTAAATTTGAAATTAACATATCTTTATTTTTTTGTTCTTCAAACGTGTTAATTATGGGTTCAAGTTTACATACTGTAATATGCTCTTCTATGGTTTTAATACTATCTGTAATGAAATTACATTTTCTACAAACAAAATCAACATCTTTATATTTTTGACAATATTTTCCACTTTTTTGGTGCTTCGTCAATGCCTTTATAGATCTACATAGTAATCCACATTTTTCACAATCAGGCATGTTAGATTATTATAAGATTTATAACTTATTTTCATTTTTATAAATCAACAGATTATAAAATTTATATTATAAGGATGATCAATCCTCTATTCGCATAATATGAAGGTCACTTATTTTACAAAGTGTGATTGATTACTATTAATCCCTCATATAAGCATTTAGTAATCTACCTCAATCTATAAAAGATTGAGGTAGAACACTAAAAGAACACTAAAAGAACACTAAAAGAACACTAAAAGAACACTAAAAGAACACTAAAAGAACACTAATATTATTTGTTCTTTTAGTTTGCTTGGTGCGAGGTTCGAACTCGCGCGGGGAAACCCCAGTAGTGCTTAAAACTACCACCTTAACCACTCGGTCAACCAAGCCCAATCAGTAAAGATTGGGCTTTTAAAATTAGTTTTCTATGTACCATTGTTTTTTTTTTAATAATGAGGTTGTTTAATTGCTGTTGGTACAAAAGACTCTTGATGGATTCGAACCATCATCATTTAACTTACAAGTCAAAGGTGTTCCATTACACCACAGAATCAGTTTTCTATGTACCATTGTTTTTTCATAATGAGGTTGTTTAATTGCTGTTGGTACAAGGGGGACTAGAAGGATTCGAACAACAACCTTCCAGTCTCCAAAACTATAATTAGTTTTTGGGATTTTACAGTAACAAAGTACTACTTCCTAATTATAATTAACATTTGTTTAAATCTATATTTTAATAATCCACCATTTCAAATCCAAAATCATTGTTAATATATATATATATTTTTCGTATGTACTTATTTTTTCGTCTAATCAATTTTCTTCAGATTGACTATTTTTATTGTATAACGTAAGTTTTTTTAAGTGTATATATTTTGGAAAATGGAATTGATATATAATCTGATTCTTTCATATGCTTTTTTTAAATATAAACAAATACTGAATCTCATTTGTTTATATTTAAAAAACAATCTTTTATATTAAATAATTTTACATATCAATCTAAATTGTTAATTTGGGGGGGGTTTCAACTGGTGTAGTGTTTATATCAGCAATTTCTTCATTCATAATCCCAGCCAAGTCAGGATGATTTCCATTTTCACTATGATTATTAAGTCCTCCCATTAACCCTTTCATCATCCCAGCCAAGTCAGGAGTATTTCCATTTTCAGTAGGATTATGATTATTAAGTCCTCCCATTAACCCTTTCATCATCCCAGCCAAGTCAGGAGGATTAATACTACCATTTTCATTTGGTTTATTAAGTCCTCCCATTAGCCCTTTCATCATCCCAGCCAAGTCAGGTGTACCATCTTTTCCTGATGACCCCAACATAGATGTCATCATATTCATTATACCATCTGTTTGAGGGTTTCCACCAGATTTTTCTCCCAATTGTCCTAACATTCCTTGTATTGAACCCATTAGTTTAGGTAGATCAAGTGATCCATCAGATAAACCAGAATTCATACCACCTACTAGTTCTGTGAAAACACCTGATTTCATAATAGAAGAGATAGCCTCCATAGGGTTTGCATTAGGATCAATTGTATCTTCTACTTTGCTAATAAAATCAGTTAGAAATGAAGATTCTCCTAATGACGAGCTCATATTAGATGCCAGTTTCTCTTTTAGGATTTCACGTGCTTTTCCAGCAGGATCTACCATGGCACTAATACATAGTAAATGTTCCCATATTACTTTAGAAGTATCTTTATCTGATATCTTAAAAATATCTATCATATCAATAAATACACGTTGTGAATAAGAAATCTTATTCATCGTTATTTTTTCTACCGATTTTTGTATAATAGCATCTCTGTTTGTAATACAAAATGTACGAAAAGCATCTATGTGTTTTTTGATTGAGTCATCATGAGCAAATGTAGTTTTATTGATAAGTCTACCATATAACCTCAGAGATCTTTGTTGTTTAGAAAATAATTCAACAAGTTCTGATGTAAAATTTGAAATTGCTTTGAAACATATCAGGCTTGTATCTGAAGTCATTGACATATTTTATAATAGAATAATTTTATGTTTAAATGATTTTTATAACTCTATATACAAAAAATTATAGGTTATAAATAATCTACATAAACAGATTAAGATTACCTAATTTATTCATAATAAAACGTAATAAGTCAAAATTCAGACTTATTATGAATACTTGTATCTTTATTCATACAATTCCTGTTGTTTAACCTGTGTGTATATAGGAGACTAAAAATAATTATTTAAAATATTTTAAATAATTATAACAATAAAATGGTTAGTTTAGGACCAAATACACAACCATACAATCATAATGATATGTATGAATCAGTACACTATGAAGAAAAAAATATAGAAAATGTTGATAATAATACATTAATGGATATTATCAAAAATAACCCAAACTTTACTATATTTGCAAATATAGTTAAAAAAGCTAGGTTTGTTGAAAAACTATATGATAAACAAAACGATTTTACAATTTTCGTTCCGTGTGATTCTGAAATAAAAAAGAAATATAGTCAAGATTTTATTGATAGGATTGATTTTAGTATGTCCAAAAAGATTATGAATTTCTCAATGATACGTAGACAAATTGACCAAAATTTACTAGAGTCTAGCACACTTTTCTATCTACCAACTCTTGACAGATCAAACTCAATTGAAGTAAAAAATAAAGATAATTCTACATTTTTATCAAATGGTGTAAAGATAATCCACTTTAATTATCCGTCAGATAATGGTATAATTCATGTAGTTGATGATATTCTAATCCCATACGATTAATTATTGATAATATTCTTGTTCATATAATAGGCTATTGAAATTGTAAATATAAACATTATAGAAAAATATATTCCTTTTGCTATTGGAAGGTGATTATTCCAATTAAGAGTATTAAACAGGCTAATAGTTAGATCATTAAATCCCAAAGCCGTTGCTAGGACTAGACCAGACAGGAGTACAGATACAATATTTGTTTTTGTATCATATTGTTTACGTAAATTTTCTGTTGAATTATTGTCGTATTTTTTATTATTCATTTATTATAAAACCTATAATAAATTTAATTTATATATGAAATAATATGAGATTTGTAAAATACTTCAGATGATCTTATTCCACATATATAATCTTCCTCGTGCATTGAGCATTTAGAATTATGATACAAAGGTTGTTCGTATTTTCTTTTATATGTCTTATATATTCTCATTTTTTTAGTTATAGAAAAAGTTTGTATGTCTGAACATTTTCTTTTTCTACATATGATAAACAGTTATAATATTATGTACTTTTATACTATTTACAATTTTTTAATGCTAAACAATGCACTTACTTGGCATAATGGATTTGGCTCTTTAGGTGAAAAATTGTCTGAAACAACTGTTTCAAATAAGTCCCCATTAGGAAGATATACACCAAACTGAAAATTTTCATTTGGTTCAAAAATGACTGTTTGTACAATTCCTCGTCCACTAATTTTAACAAAAGGACTTACAGTAGGATTTGGTAAGTCATCAATAGCTGCCCTAAATAACATTCTAGATGCATTAGGATTATTTGAACTAATTGTATTTCTATTACTATAGCTTGAACTCACATTTTGTAAATAAACATGTACATAAGGATAGAAAGATATCCTCCCTCCATTTTTTAATATGAGGTTAGGTAATGTGAGGTTTATCAATTCAATCTCATAAGTTAAAATTTTTGATTGAGATGTTGTTGATATAAAATTAAAAGGAATAGCGTTATCCCTACTAAAAGACAATATTTCATAATTTCTCGGTCGATTATCAATGGTATTTCCTGTAAAACTTTGTGGAGGATTTAGTACTAAATCAGTTAATATAACGTTTGCTGGTATTCCTGGTGTAGGTGGATTGTTAGCATCTCCAGCAAATGGTGGTTTACCTTCTCCGGTATAAGCGAATATTCGACCAGTTTTACCCATTACATTATCTTTACCTACATTGTCAAATTTAAATCTTATAAAATCTCCTATCAGTATAGAACTTTCTGGGTCAACTTTATACGAAGAAGCTCCGTTAGCATCTTCAGTCATTTGACCAGAAAATATAGGAAGTGAAGCACGGATATTAAATGAGTCACCTTCATTCCAATTCGGATCAGCATCATATCCAGCTATCCTATTTTTACCGTCGTATGATATTATTTTACGACTAATCCCCTGTATTTCGTTTTGTATATAATATCCCACATAATAGTTGTTCGCATTACTCCCTAGAGGAACAAACACACTTCCAGTTGAAAAGTCATCGGTATTCAATATACGAACATCACCAAGTTTTTCTGGTATAAAACGTAAAGGTGTATCTAATGTGACTGTGAAAAACAAATTAGATACATCCCTACTAGTAAACTCCCATTTAATTATTCTTTTTATACCCTGATCAGGTTGGTCTGCGGGGTCGGGTTCATTTCTTTTATTAACTAGTATTAGGCGTCCTTTGTAATAATCATTAGTTGTTTCTGCTGGATTATCGACATTAATTGGAATTGATATTTGAATTAATGTCTGAGTGTTATTATTACCAGATGTTTTAGCACCAGTTGGTACCCTTGAAATCCACTCTATCGATGGTGCCGAGTCCGATACCGGATCTAGTGCATCTGATGCGTTTTTAATTGTTAATTCGGATACTACAAGTGTGAAATCGCCTGGGTCTCTATCTATTGTTCTATTTCTATATGTTGAATCTATTTCAAAATATTTTTTAGAATTCATTTATATTATAACTTATATTTTTTAAGTTTAATTATTGATATACAAATTTTTTCTGACATCTATTAGTATCTTACCAATCATATTTTTACCAGTTTTATCTAACCTACCCCAAAAAGGATCTATGGATATAAATATAATATACCGCAGTCCAGTACCTAACATATTTTTTCTAATATGTTCATGTTGATCAAATTTATAATTTAATATAGTATACATAGTTTCTCTTAATTCTAAAGTACTAGTATGTTTTTCTTCAAGTGGATTAATAGAGGCAGCAAAAGCTGATGTAGCATTGGGGAATAGTCCTAACCCTGGTATCATAACAGACAAATCAGAGTCATTACTAAAACCTTCTGAAAAATATTTAGTGTAATTATTATAAATAAAAAAAGGTTCAAAAAACTTAGAGACAAAATGTTTTTGGGATCTAGTCTGAGGTGATCCCAATCTTCTCCATTTTTCTCTCATTTCTTTTCTATTACTGTGATATATATTTGTATCAGTCAAAGCATCAGATGGTGGTATATTAAAAATATAACATAATAGACATGCAACCACTGTACCTGATCTTCCGTGTCCTCCTTTACAGTGAATATACACTTTTTCTCCTGTAGGTAAATTTTTTATTATATCACCAACTTTGATTATAAATTGAGAAAAAGTTTTCCAATTAGTTGGTACTCTACGATCCTTGATAGGATAGTGAATATAATTATATTTAGTTATATATGGATTAATTCCTTTTTCTTCTAAACATGCCAGATTTATGAAGTATCTTATACCATTGTTCTCAAACATATCTACTTCATTTTGGATTGGAAACCCTCCAAATAATGCTTTATCTTTAACGAATTCGCTTGACCGTTCCATTTAAGTTTTCAGTAAAATATCAATTTGTCTTTATATTTTCATTTTTAATTATAAATTATATGAGCATATAATAAAGGATGCCGAAAAATATATTTAACGACTTCTTTAATAAAATATTTTGTATTAGTCTATATGATAACGATACTAGATGGAAACAAGTTGAAAAACAATTTAAAAATAGAGGTGTAAATATAAACAGATTTGTAGCTATAGACGGACGATGTAAAAAAGGAGAAAAGGACTGTCAAGACAAATTAAACAGTTTTGAGTTATCATACGGAGTGAAAATACCTATAAAAAAAGGTAAGAAATTGAAATCAGTTTTGCCTGCTGCATCACTCACTATTGGAACTATACTTTTACTAAGAGCACAAGTACGTAATAAATGGTCTAGAATTCTTATATGCGAGGATGATATTAAATTAAATAAAAATATTATGAACCAATTAAAACAGGGTATAAAAGAGATTGGAAGAAAACGATGGGATGTTTTATATCTTGGATGTGGAGGTGAATGTGGTTCAAAAGGACTTAGTTATAATAAAACAAAAAAATATAAATATACTTCACCTTGGAATGACAATGGTGATATTGAAGAAGAATTTTATGTAGAAAAGAGAGATGATTTACGAGTTATATCAGAGGATTCTGAGAAAATATCCGATCATATTTCAAAACCATACAGAGCAGGTGGTACATGGTGTTATTCATATTCTCTAGCAGGAGCTAAAAAAGTTCTTAAAATTTTGGATAATAATGCTAGTAATCATATAGACCAACTGCTTATGGATATGATGGAAGATGGTCACATTAAAGCACTAGCTTTTGATCAACCTATTGTTATGCATGAAGATTTACGTAAAGGGAGGGTAACCGATATACCATGGTAAATTTACAAGGAATAAACTATGCATTATTTATTTATTATTAATAAATAGATAATATTTTAATCCACATTTTCTGGTATGCTATTTTTTTCTGTAATACCTATATGGAAACGATTCTTTTCTTCCTTTTTCTTATCAATAATCACACTTAAAACACCACTTTCGTAATTTATATTAACATGATTCTTGTTTGTAACACTTATATTTACATTAATCTTTCTAGTAAAATGTCCATACACAATCTCGTTTTTTATAGGCTCATCTTTATACATTTTCAGTTTTTCACCCGTAATAGTTAAGTTATTATTGAAAAAATCTACATCAATACTGTCTTTACATACACCTGGTAATTCTACATATATGTACATATTATTTGGTGTATCAACAATATCAACAGGTGGATGCCAACATTTTTCACTTGCCGATCCCGTAATACCTGAATTAATTAAATGCTGAAAAGCTCCTCTTAGATCACCATCTGATTGTAAATTGTTTAAACTAGTCAATATCATATCTTGAAATGACATTTTATTAATACAAGAACATAGTCTTAAATCAGTATAATCAATGAGAAAACTTTTTGAGTCTACTTAACAAAGAGTTATTATCAGACCCACCAACCGAAGAGGCTGACTTTAGTGAATTATGAGATGAATCGTGAGATGAATTGTGAGACGATTGTATGTGATGTCTATCACCCGATGAATGTGATATAGGTGATATAGTATAAGGAGTATACTCACTTTTAGGCTTAAATGACATTCCCAGATCATTATTGTCTGAATAATTATTAGATTTAGAATCATTTTTCTTGTACATCCACCATAAAACACATAGACCAATAACAAGTACAACTGTAATTAATCCGATCTTGTTCCACGGTATGCTACTTTCTTCAGGTTCTGAAATATTTATTTCAGGTTCTATATCAATTTGATGTTCATCAAAAACAGTTGTTGGTAAATCTTTTTTGGTTAATTCAATGTCAACAACACAAGGAGTGTCAGATTTTAATATAAGAAAATAGTTTTGATATATATTCTCGTCAGTAACTATATTACCAGAAATGGAATTTTTTACTTTTTTATATTCTAATTCTTCATTGTTATCTAATGTATACTGATCAACTACCAGAAGATAAAAAGGTGTATCATCATTACAAGTGACTTTAAACGATATTTCAAAATTAGTACTGTCTCCGTTTAAGTCTACTAGTTGCCTCATATTACCAAGTGTAAGTGTTTTTTTACTCTCAGACATTTCTTTTACTTTCAACAGTAATTCTTTTAAAACATATAACTTTTAAAAGATTTAATATTTATAAAATCAATAATTCTTGTCTTTGATAACAATCCAGTCGTCAGGCTCTTTCATATCTAATGTATATGACCTATCTACCATATACAACTCGTCAATTAATGATTTATTGCTATCATAAGTTTCTGGGGATGAAATTTTATGATCAAAAGGATATATATAGGTTTTATTACACCACTTAATATTGTATATATGGATATATATATTAGAAAAGCAAGTTGTATTAATATGTTTATATAATGATTTTAAAGTATCTTTAGAATCCATTTATTAAGTATGTGTTTTTTATAATAATTATATTCAATACGAACCGCTACTACCAAATCCTCCGTTACCTCTATCGGTATCTTTTATACTTGTGACTAATTTAACATCAGCATATTCTGCTTTCCTAAGAATCAATTGACAAATTTTACAAGGCATTGTTAGATCTGGTAGCGTTTTATCCACTTTGATCAAAGCGATTTTTAAAGTTCCTGTGTATGAAGGATCAATTACACCTACAGAATTAGCAAGCATATACCCACTTTTACTGATTGAACTACGTGGTAAGATTTCAAGATAATATCCTTTAGGTGGACAGGTAGAAAGACCAGTCTCAAATAACTTAATATCTTCTGATATATCTTTACATACTGAAATTACAGTAATATCGTATCCGATATCGGATGGATGGGCTTTAGTTGGGATTACAGCATCATCATCTACTATAACTATTTTAATACATTTTGAGTTTGTTATATGTTCCATTTGAGTTTACCTATGGTTCATAAATCTTTAGATTCTGTATATTATATAACATATCTTAAGAAATATCAGTATATAATAAAGTAAATATGCCAATTAGTAAAGATATCATATATCCTGTTTTTCTTGAATGCTTTGAGTTTTCGCATGACATTTTTTGGGATAACATTTTTGAAGATCTTGCATATGGAAAAACACTATATGGTACATATATAAGTAAAGATTTTTTGTGTTGTAGTTACAAAAATAAAGAATTTAGTTATAAAATAGAACGCAAGGATCCTAAAATATTATACACAGATATTTACAAGTTATTAACAGATAGATTGGGAATATTGTCACATAAAGAAAAAATAAACAAACGAGTAGAGTTCCATAAGACAGAGAATAGAATCAAAGAGTTTAGACAGGATTGGAGTAATATTAAAAAAAAGAACATTAAAGACCTATTGGTAGAAAGATATGTGATAGATATAAAAAATAAATATTTGTTGTCTATTAGTCAAACCAAATATTTATTATCTGTTATAAATATAGCTATTGTCTTTAAGGTTATAACGCCAAAAGATATTGAATACAGTGATGGAAAAATTCAAAATATAGATGGAATTGAATTTTCAAAGAAAAAAATAATTATAAAACGCGATATCTACAATATAGACATAAATTTTTCACCAGAAATATTTACAGATAAAAAATTAATGTCAGATAATTGGGCAAAATATCTCAGTGTTTTAAGAAAGCATGCGAAAAAATAATCAAAGTAGCCTTCCCCATAATTGAGAGTATCTTATAACATCAGCTGGATATACTGCGAAAGAATTTCCAGATCTAGCTTTAGATGCCACTTGATTTATCAACTCTAATTTATTGAAGTTATTTTTTTGAGTGCCTATGATATTATTAATTATCTTGATTTTCTCTTTTTCATTTTTATCACCTATTTTAATTAATCCATTTTTTTTGTTTACTATATAACCCATAACATATCCTAATGCATTAAGATACTTAGGATCAATACCAATACTTAGTGTTTCGTCAGCCTTCTCGCACATAGTATCTCTGTCTGATACTGATAATATAAAATCGTTATACTCTCTTGATAATAATTTAGATACATAATCAACATCTAATTTAAACCTTTCTAATGGTGTTTTGTTTGCTATTGCTTGTGAATATTCTTTTGTACCTGGTTTTATATTAAAGGGGATAGGATTACCACATGATTTAGCCACATCTTTTGATCCAATAGCACCCTTTTCTTGTTCAAATGTTGTTTTAAATTCCTGATCGTGGTCATTTGTATTATCATTATCAGATATATCTCCATCAAATCTATATTCATCAGATATATCATTATCATCGGGATTATCATCATCCCAAATATCCATTTATTATATATGTGAATATTTTTCTAAATATAAATGAATTTTAAATGTGATGTGAATTTAAAATCTGATGTGAATTTTAAATCTAAATGTGTATATTTATAACTTGTTAAAAATCTAATGAAAAATTTAACTCTAAATATATAAACAATGAAGTTTTATTTATAAGATGTAATACCGGAGAAGCCGGAGAGTTTTAAATTATGATTCTGAATACGAATTTCCTAAGAAAATAGATCGCACTCTAAATATAAGTGACATATTAGAAAAAAATGTCGATGATTATTTTCTGTTGCCTAACTAACCATCTTAGCTTTTATAGTCGGATGTGATTTGTAATCCAAAATACTAAAGTCTTTGAATTCCAACATCTCTATATCTTCTAATGTATTCAAACTCTTATCAATTTTTAGTGTAGTAAACTGATATGGAGTTCTTTTCAATTGTTCTAAAACAACATCGTAATGGGATTCATATATATGTACATCACCTAGAGACAATACAAATTTTCTAGCTGTTAGTCCAGTTATTTTTGCTATCAAAATATGGAATAATGCGGTTGATGCAATATTGAATGGTAGACCATGGAAAATATCAGATGATCTGTTATAACAAAAAATATCCAAAAAACCGTCAATTACATAAAACTGAATTATAATAGAATGACACGGATAAAGAACACCATCACGTGCCTGTAACGGATTAAAATCAGTTAGAAGAATACGACGAGATTGTGGATCATTCATTATTTGATCAATAACAATAGAAAGTTGATCCATACCTTTTTCTTTTGGTTTTGCCTTTTCTTCATCATAATCTGAATTATAATTACGCCATTGATACCCATACATAGGTCCCATAACACCATCACGACGATTTGGTTTTCCTATAGAATCTAGAAACTCTCTATTAGTATTTCCATTCCAAATTTTAATATTCTTATCTGTTAATAATTTGGAATCCGTATCTCCTCTAATAAAAAATAATAATTCTTCTACAACACCCCTAAAAAACATTTTCTTAGTTGTTAACAGTGGATATCCCCTAGTAAGATCAAATTCTATTGTTTTTCCGAAAAGTGACTTAGTATTTCCATTACGACCTTTTCTAATACAACCGTTATCATATACATCTTTCAATAATCCTAAGTATTTATATTCGTCATAAACTAAGTTTGTCTCGTTTTCTAATGTGTTTGATATCATTTACGAATAGTCTATAAGATTTTAAATCAGGATATTATTATATTTATAAATAGTAAATGTATAAATTCTGTGATACGTTAGACATCCGACATATAGAATCTCTTCAAGGAACAGAAAGATACAACATAAAAAGTGTAATTGAAGACACAAAACTTGTAGATGCTACAAAAATACCAAATAATAAATTACATATATATTATATTCTAATATCTTATTTCAAACCTGAATCACTAAGTAGTTTTGAACTAAAAGATCTACATATGGATAACTTTTGTAACTTCTTCAGATCTATAAAAATAGAAAAAGAAAGAGTCTCAAAATTATTTTATACTACATACAATGAGTTAGTATTATCAGGTTTAAATCCTAATATGGATAACTACTCTGATACAGATTTAGAAAATATGTTTGATACAATTGACAGGATATACTTTAACGATATACTGAATGAATATATATACGATAAAAGAATAAAATTAACATTTAAATTAAATAAAAAGTTAACTGATAGTGATGCAGGTATATGTACATTAGATGGATCAAATTGTGATATTGAAATAGCAACTGACTTGCTTTATAAACCTTTCAAAAAGGGTTATAAAAGTCAGATAGTCGGTGGATTAAAATGCTATAATCAATTAGAATGTATGTTACATGTATTTATGCATGAGGTAGTTCATCTAATAATTTTTGTCTTTTGTATGGATCAGGATACAGAAGACGGTCATGGGGAAGTATTCCAAGATATAATAAGGTGTCTGTTTGGTCACACTGATTTTACACATGATTTAGGGATAGATACTGAAAATATAGGGGTTACAAAAAATGATTTGAAAGGTAGAAAATTAATTAGCTTTGTTCAAGATGGTAATAACATTATAGCCAGAATAGAAAAAATTAATAAAACAAGTGTAATAGCTATAACTATAGATAAAACATTACGTTTTGACGTACCGTTTGTATTGATCAATAAAAAAGAACCTTAATTTGATCTTAATAATCACATTTTTTTGTTTACATAATAAACTTTTTACAAAATTCTTCTATTGTATACACAGGCACACCAACATCAATCGCTTTTGCTACCTTTCCAGTTGGTTTTTCACCTTTTACTCTAACTATCATACCTGATGTCTTTTTTGATACTGATGTCGCAATCATTCCGCCTCTATCTTCTATATCCTTTTCAAGTTCCTTTGATCTGAAGCCAGAAAATACATACTTAAGTCCAACTAAACTATTTGAAACTCTGGTGGTATTAATAAAAGACACATAATCACTTATTTCTTCCATAAAATACAAAGCCGAATCAATATTAGCAACAACCTTATCTGCAATAATACTTGAAAATCCGTCTACTTCCATAATTTTATTCTTCAAACCCTTACTACTCATACTCAACAAATCAGGCATATCTGTCATTAACTTAATCACTCGTTTACTACCAACTCCAAACCCGAATACACCACATGCACCCATTAACTCTGGTGCTTTTATACCTTGAAGACCTTCTTTGATATTTTTAATTATTCTATCAGCAGATTTAATCTGAATACCTTCAATTTTTACCAAATCTTCCTTCTTAGCTGCTATAATTTTTAAAAGACTATCCAAACCATACTCATACATTTTTGTAATAGTTGCTTTACTTACAAACTTGATACCCATCTTAGAAAAAAACTTAGAAAATAACTTAACATTCATCTGAGCTATAATATCAGGAGAAGCATCAACTACATTTAAATGAACACCATTCTCATCCCACTTATACTTCATATCAGGCCACTTATATTCTTCACATTTTTCCGTTACACTAACTATAAACGGGATAACCTCTTTTGATCTAGTTACTTTAATAATAGCACCAGGTCCAATACCCTTCTCCCTCATAAGACCAGCATTTGAAACAGTAACCCTCCTTATAGTATTACCTACCAATTCAACTGGATCAATAATGGCTACAGGAACAATGTTTCCCCAAGATGATACAGACCATTCAATATCTAATACAGTTGTTTCATGTACACTATCATCGCTACATACCTTGAAAGCAAACAAATATGATGGATTACCACTTATATTTCTGTCATAAGGTATGTTAGATTGGAATACTACTCCATCTATCTCGTGTTTACATTTACTCTTATAATTATTATGTAAACTAACCCATTTGTCCATAGATTTGGGAACTCTAATAACATTATTCATAGCAGGTGTAAAACCCAATTTTTTTAACATCAACATCTGATTAGATGGTTTAGGCATTGTATCATTTCCAACAATCTCATAAACAATAAACTCAATATCACTCAAACCTTGTCTAATAGTCTTTGCACCTATAATACCAGAAACCATATTCCTAGCGTTCCTGTACAACCTTCCATAACCTCTCCCCTTTAATTTATCAACTTTAATACTATCTTTCTTACCCACATAATATTTTTTATCAAATACATCTTTTCTAATAATTAACTCACCTCTTACAGCAATATCTTCTTTTACATTAGGAATTGAATCAATATATTGTATCAAATAAGATATATCAGCCCCAGTTTCACCATCACCTCGTGTAAATAATTTTCTTTTTCCATTTACAACTGTAAATGTCCCCGATACTCCATCCAACTTTTCAGACATTAATAATTCATCACACGGGTTTTTGGAAACCCACCTATCAATCTCCTTTTTTTCATCAGGTGTAATCTTATTAGTAGAACCCATAAAATATGGTATCTTTACTCTATTCTCATTACTACGTATTTTTGCTCCCACTGGAGGAACATAATCTGGATCTCTTTTCATTAAAACATCCTTCATAATATCATACAATTTATCTGATAATGCAGGATCTCCTGTATTATAATACAAATCATCTACATATAACTTTAGTTTATGTAGATGATTTATATCTTCTTTTTTACAATATTTCTTCATCTGTACATTATCATAATTTTGTATCTTTGAAATGTTATCCATTATTTATTATATTTTTATTTATCTTTTTATATTTTCATTTTTATGCAAATGAAAATTACTTACTCAACAATATTCTTAAACATCACAATTAAAATCCCAATCACTCGTACCACTACCTTTCACAGTGGAAGATAAAGTATACTCAGATACTCTCTTTTCAAAAAAATTTGTTTTCCCATCGATACCCATCTTTTTCATAAAATCAAACGGATTCTCATCATTATAAATAGATTCAAATCCAAACTGATTACATAACCTATCCGCTACATAATGAATATACTTCTTCATCAGTACATCATTCATACCAATCAACCTACACGGCAAACTCTCACAAATGAAAGTCTCTTCAATCTCTACTGCCTCCCTAATTATCTCGTGAGCAATCTCCTGAGAACACTTATTCTCCAAATGAGAATGAATAAGAATAGCGAAATCCGTATGCATACCTTCATCACGTGAAATCAACTCATTACTAGTACCCAAAGCCTTTGTCATCTTATTCCTATCTTTCAACCAAAAAATAGCACAAAAACTACCACTAAAGAAAACACCTTCTACTACAGAAAAAGCCACTATACGTTGTTCAAAAGGTAAATCAGAATTCATCCACTTCTTCGCCCAATTTGCTTTCTTGGCAACACACGGGATCTCATCAATAGCATTGAATAGGAATCGCTTACGTTCTGGATCTTTAATAAGAGTATCAATCAACAAAGAATAAACTTGTCCGTGTATATTCTCCATAGCACCCTGTAGTGCATAAAAGTTTCTAGCCTCTGGTGCTGTAACTTCGCTACTAAATCTTGACATAATGTTTTCCAAAACAATACCATCCGCTCCAGCAAAAAAAGCTAGGATGTGTTCAATAAAATATTGTTCATCACTATTTAAACTCTTCCAATCTTTCAAATCAGCGGAATAATCAATCTCCTTGGCGGTCCAAAAACTAGCCTCTTGTCTGTCATATGCTTCCTGAATTAATGGATATTTATACGGTAATTGGGTGAATCTGGAATTATCAATACATAATAGAGGTTCTTGTTTACGTTCTGTCATTTTATTAAATTATAATATTATAAATATAAGATTTCATTTTTTTAATTTAGAATATAATTATTTTAAAACTCAAGAAACATTATCAAACGATTTAAAATAATTATATAATTTACGGTTACCTAACTCAAAACTACTCAACACTACTTAACACTGCTTAATTACGTTCTATTAATTCTATTAATTCATTCTTCGTTAATTTACTATACTTTTTTAACTTACGTTCTTTACATAAGTGTTTTAACTTACTAACACTTAACTTACTAATTTCGTTTTCTGTATCCTTCTCTAACATTTCCGTATGTACTATATCATTCTCAGAAGTTGGGATATTTTTAATTATATTATATAAAAATTTAGGAGGCACTGCTTCTCCAATAATATCTCTTATCAATTTTTCATTAGTTGTTGGTGGATCCCACTTATCATCTAGACCAGTCAATAACATTATTTCATATACAGTTAGAGCCCGAGCATTATCATATAATGTGCTTCCATTTTTTTTATATTCATTTCCGGGATGTACATTATTTTGGGAAGATATTGAACCACTTGACATTGTTATAGTAGGTGATGGACTATCCCACTCTATTCTTTTATATGTTGTATTATACCCTTTAATTTTTCTACCATCTTTCTCAGGAAAATTTGTTATGTTATTTAATGCGGTTTTTCCTGTAGGTGTATGTGACATCCATTTAATATGATTGTCATTATGAACCCGTGCTTTATGCCATTTATGAACATCAGAACCCTGCCCAGATTCTAAAGATGGTAGATGTCCTATAGCATCACGTACAGTAATTGTATTTTGCATAGATCTTGGGTGCTTCCATTCAGTTACTGTTTTAAGTGATAATAATGTTATACTTCTTTTTCTAGACTGAGGAACTTCATAATCTTTAGCATTTAATACCTTTGTATTTATAACATACAAATTTCCCAACTCCGTATCAAATTTTTGCTGTATCGTTTGATCATTTTTTTCTTCATATTTGCTTTTCATAAACGATGGGACATTTTCAATCAAAACATATTTTGGACATAATTCTTTTATTATTTTAATTAATGTTAAGAACAACGGTGTTCTTTTGTCCTCAATTTTTTTAGTACCGGCATTGCTAAAAGACTGGCATGGTGGAGTCGCCATAATAAAATCAACATCTAAATTCTTACTATTAGTTATAATTTCTTCCAATTTTTCATTAATGTCTCCTTGAATTACTTCAGCATCTGGATAGAAATGTTTATATATATCACATCGCTCCTTTAACAATTCATTAGCCAATACAATATCAATATTTTCTAAATAATACTCAGCGATACCTGCGCAAGCAAACAATGATAATCCTTTCATCTTACCTTTCATATTAGCTTTCATATTAGTTTTCATATTAGTTTTCATATTAGTTTTCATATTAGTTTTCATATTAGTTTTCATATTAGTTTTCATATTAGACTGTATTTCCATAGTGTTATTTACGTTATATATTTGTCTATCTTTAAATAAGTTATTAGTTCCCCTGTCCTTAAACTGAATATTTTTCCTTGCATTCTCTTTACCACTACCCTTACGTTGAATTCCTATATGCTTACTCAGTTCTAAATTATTATTCAGTGATTTTCCTGATAATCCAATACCAATTTTTTGTAATAGATCATCAATATTTAGTACAGCAAAATTAATATTTTTACTTTTAGTGTAATTTTCTGTACTGAATATAAACAATTCAGCTTTATTACATTTATATAAACACATCCCATCTATTAAGCAAAATTCTAGCAGTTTAGTTTTATTGTCTGATAAAAATTTACACATACAATCATTTTCAGAAACACTTAATTCATTCATCCAATACCTAGGAGAACCTTTATTCTTAGTAGATCTGTCTATATCCAAATTTTTAAGTTCATTATCAGACGGTATTATTACCCCAAGAAATTTTTTAAAACCATTTATAACATCATCACTACAAGGAATTCCTTTAATTTCCAAATATCCCAAAAACATCTCTAATGATGTAACATGATATTGAGTTCCAGCATTTGACATCTTTATAGATATACTAATTGGTATATCATTGTTATATATAACTATATCACCCTTACTAGTTGTTTTTTTACCAAGTATGATACTTGGGACTTTTGCATTTGCTAGTAATTCAACTCTTAGACTATCTAAGTTTAGCGGTATATATTTATGTATTTGTAATAAAGCCAAAATTCCGGTATCTAAATCACTTTTATTATTTTTATCAAATTTTAGATCTAATCTTACATCGTCTAAATTCAATGGGAAAAATTTATTTGTTTTTTGTAAATGTAAAATACTCTCCTTAATAATATCATAAATTTTTTTCTCATATTCTGCTCCATTAGTTCTACCCAACTTACCAGAATCTGATTTTTTAAGAAATCCTTCTTTTTCAATCTCTGTTTGTTCAGTCATCTCTTTTTGTTCTATAATTGTATAAATACACAATTTCAATTTTAAGTCTAGTACAATATCTTTTTGAATTAAAATTGAAATTATATCAAGTATAACATAATATTTAAAATGAAGATTGAAATTTACAAAGGGTTTTGGAATACTAATATCACTCAAAAAAATACAAGGAAGATGTATTTATTTGGAGATAATAATATAGGAAGAGGTACAGGCAGGCAAGCTGTTATCAGACACGAGCCTAATGCGTTTGGTATACCCACTAAAAAATTACCTAACAACAATTCAAATGCTTTTTACAATGACGACGAATTTGATAATAACAAGATACACATTGACAAAGCCATAACCAACATTATTACTAACTCATCTAATTACGACACTATAGTATTACCAAACGACGGATTTGGAACAGGACTGGCAAAATTATCATCAAAAGCACCAAATACCTTGAAATATATTAATAAAATGGTAAGAAAAATGATAGATACTTTCGAAACCGATTTTTCAAAAAATGTAGAATTTTTAAAATAACTATCTTAATTACAACATTAAATTATATTTATAATTTAATTTTACCTAACATAACATAATGATTTTCAATATTTCCTGTAAAATATAACATTCATACATCCACCATCTCCATAACCGTTCTCCGTTGGTGATCCATATATCTCTTCCATTCCTATCTCTACCTCATATTTACCCATTTTTCTTGATATCTTACTCCTCTCACTACTCGTTCCAGCACCATTATTACTCCATGTCAACACAATCACTGTTCCTATAATAATATCTTTATTTTTAGACTTGAGATACCCTAATAACGGCTCAACAAACTTATTATAACTTCCAGTAAAATCAGAATATATAAGACTAATATCTTCTATATCTAGCTTCTTCAATTCATCTAAATAATCACCATTTATAAGACTTTTACCCAACCTATTATCTAATCTATTCTTATTATATGTTTTAATATCATACTCTGGTATTACTATATCTTCTGATCTAAATTTACCACTATCTAATAACCCTTTACTGGTCTTCAAACCCTCAGCATCCAAAACAACAGCCTTTCCTTTATTATATTCCTGCTTCATAAACCAATCATTTATACACTTTTTCTTAATAGGATTTGGCTCTTTGTAACCTCCATCTTTAGCCACCCTACACTCCATACTTTTCATATCACATAATTCACACTCCTTGTAATTGTATTTTTCATCATCTCTAACCACTTTCCATACATGTACACACTTCTTCTTATTTTCCTTTATTTCATCTTCTAGCCTCTCATCCTCACAATTAACACAATCACATCCTTCCTCGCATTTTTCATCGTCTATAGTTTTATCTGTATTTTGTCTAAAGTACTTTTTATAATTGGGGTCATTAATAAATTTTGTCCACATATCGTATATATCTGTATTTTTCATAATTTGTTCTTTCGTTTTGTAGTTTGTTTGTTGTGTACCTATCCACTTACCTAGAGTTTTAACATCTTTATTTTTGTCAATCGTAGAAGGTCTTTTATGATTACTATCAAAATACTTTTTTACACTACATAGTGTATTTTTCCATTTATCTTCATTAGAATTGAAATAGACTATATACTCGGGGTCATTAATAAATTTTGTCCACATATCGTATATATCTGTATTTTTCATAATTTGTTCTTTCGTTTTGTAGTTTGTTTGTTGTGTACCTATCCACTTACCTAGAGTTTTAACATCTTTATTTTTGTCATCTTTAGAAGGTCTTTTATGATTACTATCAATATACTTTTTTACACTACCTAGTGTAGTTTTCCATTTATCTTCATTAGAATTGAAATAGACTATATACTCGGGGTCATTAATAAATTTTGTCCACATATCGTATATCTCTTCTTTCATAATTTGTTCTTTCGTTTTGTAGTTTTTTTGTTGTGTACTTATCCACGTACCTAGACTTTTAACATCTTCATTTTTGTCATCTTTAGAAGGTCTTTTATGATTACTATCAATATACTTTTTTACACTACCTAGTGTAGTTTTCCAAATATCTTCATTAGAATTGAAATAGCCTTTATACTTGGGGTCATTAATAAAATTTGTCCACATATCGTATATCTCTGTATTTTTCATAATATATTTTTCCTTTTTGTAGTTTGTTTGTTGATGACTTATCCACATACCTAGACTTTTACCATCTTCATTTTTGTCAATCGTAGAAGGTCTTTTATGATTACTATCAAAATACTTTTTTACACTACCTAGTGTAGTTTTCCAAATATCTTCATTAGAATTGAAATAGCCTTTATACTTGGGGTCATTAATAAATTTTATCCACATATCGTATATCTCTGTATCTTTCATAATATATTTTTCCTTTTTGTAGTTTTTTTGTTGTGTACCTATCCACTGACCTAGAGTTTTAACATCTTTATTTTTGTCAGTCGTAGAAGGTCTTTTATGATTACTATCAATATACTTTTTTACACTACCTAGTGTAGTTTTCCATTTATCCACTGTACTATTATCTCTTTCTACTATACAATCAATAACACAACTCTTAATTAAATTTTTAATATCACTGTCTTTAATTTGCCACAAGACCTTGAATTCAGGATTAATGTGGATTTTTATCTTTATATGATCTGTAATAATCTGTTTCAGTTTTTCTACCTTATCAACAGCACATATAGGTAAACCATTTTTATCTGGTAGATCGGGTAGATCGGGTAGATCGGGTAGATCATGTAGATAGTGTTTACAGTCATCTGTATCTTTGGATTTTTTGTTAGATGGGTACATGATACATTGCTCAAAATATTCTTCACTATCCTGTTTTAATGCACTAACTACATTAAGGATACCATTAAAGTCGTCATTATTGTTGATATTATGTCGTAAAACTTCATCCTTTTCTTCCAGTGTCTTACAATCACTGTATTCTTCGAAATCTATTAAAGTAGGTATCAAAACTGTCCCTGTTATTATATTTTCACATTTCCGTAGTATTCTTCCTATATTTTGAATAATATCTCTCATAGATGATTTAGGATCTGCGAATACACACATATTTGCTTTCTTAGTATCAATACCTTCTCCTATAGTACGGCAACTGGCTAGAATAAATATTTCATGATCTCCTGTTTTATCAAATCTGTCCAGAATTTTTCTCCTATTTCTTGTAGATGCATCAATACCCATTACAGTTATTTTTGAATATTTATCTTGTAGATCAGGAAATTCAGTTTGTACTACAATATCAAATGCTTTCTTGAATTCTTTCTTATTAGCAAATGTGTTAACAGATGTACGTGTTTTATATAGTGATAAGGGATTTTGACTGTCATTACTACTTTCTGAATTATCTGAGTCGTAATTGATATCTTGTGTATCCTTATTAGAGAATGTATGAAAGGTCATAACTCTATTGTTTCCTGATACCAATATAGCTCTAGCGATACTTTTATATATTGTAAATTCGTGGTTAATATTATTATCTTTCTTGTCGATATCAACTCTTAATTCAAATGGTTTGAGGTAACCAACTTTAAGGGCTTTAAAATATGGTATATAGCATATCCTTTCCATGTTTTCTTTCATTGTTAGAGATGGTGTTGCTGTCAGGAAAAGACCTAGTTCAAAAAACGGATTATTATTGTATATGAGTGGTTTGATCGTCTTAGATTCTGATCTGTGTGCTTCGTCTAATATAGCAAATTGTATTTTTTTACTTCCAAGTGAATCGACTAATGTATCTAGAGATTGATATGTACAACATATAATTTTTGGTGATTTTTTTTTAATAAAAGATTCTATTTCAGATTTTTTAGTAGTATATGAAAATTCTTTATATTCTGAACTTTCAAGTTCATTTTTGCTACAAATAGACATTGTAATAAATTTTCCGTCAGATATCCCTGTGTTTATATAATCAATGTTAAACTGTGTGATAAGAGCAATAGAAGGTAGTACCATTAAAGTAAGTGAGTTACCAAGTTTTATAGATTCTAATATAGATTTATAGGCAAGTCTGGACTTACCACAACCACAGAATGCTTGACATAACTTATTACCGTATTCTTTTGTTGATAAAAGTTTGGATATTCTATCAAATCCTTCTTGAAATAAAGGTCTAATTACGGTTGATGAGTTGTTCATTAATTATTTCTAATGGTAAGGATTATTTATTATTTTCAATTTTAAAAATAATGTAAGGGTTAATACTGTATATAATTTCATTTTACCTAATCAAGTTAAACATTTTTGAAGAGTTAGTAGATTATGTATTCCGCGAATGAATGTAAAAAAAATGAAAATTAATTATTTTGAATAATTAATTTTAAAACTATGACCGACTACATCTAAAAAGACGATCAGCATTATGATCAAATTATTAGCACTTTAGACAAAATAGACAGACAGAAAGTCTATAATGTAATATATTTTTAAAATGTGTTTTAATAAGGTTGGAAATATCCAGAATAGTAAATCAACATTGTGCTATTACCCACTCCCTTATTTGACTGTGCTACAAAACCTATACGAGCCTGATTATTCGAGGCTGTTAGTTCTGTACGAATCTTACCTGTGTTAGAACTATCACTCAAAACAATTGAACCTCGTTCGGGTGTGTCATCACCTGACTGTAATATAGCCGTTGTATAACCTAAAATACACACCGTAATAGGCTCTCCAGTATTCGCATTGTGCTGAGTAATCCCGATCGGATAAATAGCAGGTTGATTTTCTTCCACATTAACCCTTAGATAACCTACTTCAAGTTTAAAACTTTTGTCATAACCTAACTGATTATCCACCAAACTAACAACCCTTCCAGCCATTAATAGGGCACTTGCGATATAGGTGGCTGTATGACCCCAACATTTATTAACTCCGCCATTGTTTCCATCTAAATCGGCAACCATTAGATAGGGATATAAATTACTATAATCAACATGTGATATTATTTTGCTTTCTCGTTCAACAATTGGATTCCCTACTGTAATTTTATCACATATAATATTTTGTGATTTTAGATCTCTACCAACGGTATTTGTAGAGAAATTAAACTGAATAAAAGGTGTAATACCAACAGTCGGAGTGTCTGGTAGAAGTGTACCACTATTAGATGTAATATTATATAAACCTACCACATCAGAAAACAAGTCGTCTAAATCTGAGACATTTGACCCAACAATAACGGCTGAATTACTCGTATTAGAGTCGTCTATATTATCCCCGAATTGAACACGACACCCAATGATATATTGATTGCCAGACGTACATACAAAAGGAACTACTAATTCACTTATGTAAAACCCTCTAACACTACCATCAGGAATAGGGAACTTTGTAAAAAACGTGGTTGTTAAAACTAATACACCATTCTCCCAAATAGAAACATCTCGTGAAGACCCTTGACTATTATTAAAAAGATTAGAAGGAATCAATAATATATTAATTGTTATCCCAACTCTGGGTGTGAATGAATGTCCGTATGTTCTATTCTGATCTGAACCGTTAGCCAGTGTAGAACCCGAACGAAAATTTACATTAGGATAATCGTAATCGTAACTACCTAATTTAAGGTCACAGTTTGTATTTACCTGCCCGAATTTTGATAATAACCTAATATCTTGACCAGTAGTAGATATTACTAAACTATCTTTACCGGTAACTGGACATAATATAGATCCTTTTGAAATCCCGTCAATTTTAAAATCTATTTTAGAGTCTGAATTCATAGTTGCTAAATTCATTCCACCTGATGCTCTAATATTAAAACTATTATCAACAGTAGAATTATAAGTATCTTCGGATGATGTATCACAGAATACGAGACTACCGTTATTAACAGCCACTGCTCCGTACCCCAAGGTAACACTATTATTTCCGGTACAAACATTTGATTCACCTAAGCACACCGACGAAAATCCACTCACGAAATTAGAAGATCCGAGACAGACACTATTACCGGCGGTACTATTTATATTATTATTCCTTCCTGAGACTATAGTATGAGATGCATTAACAAAATTACCTAATCCTGATACTTGACAGTGAGACCCACTTCCCGAGTTTTGTTGACCTGAGTATGTAGAATAGGCAGAACTAGTATCGTTGTCTAAACCGGATATAGCACTATAACCCCCGCCAGTTAAAGTGTTCTTATGACCAACCATTGATGAGTAACCACTTGAAAGATTATTCGCTGACCCCGCTGTAAACGAATTTACCGCAAAAGCGTTTAAAATATTATCATCACCGACAGTAGTACTGTTAAAACATCCATCGATATTATGATTTTTTCCGAATGCCGAGCAATGATTTGATGCGTTAATTGTTATATTTTCACCAACCACATTACAATAATTACCATTGACTGAATTTGAATCACCACCTATAATAGAAAAATTAGCATCTCCAGTGTGAGCATTACCAACTAATAAGGATTTGTTAAGAGTTATTGTACTGTTTTCACCACCTACCAATGAATATCTTGCGTTCATATTGTTGTTGAACCCTGTCATAAAAGTGTGTTGACCACTACAACGATTATTTTGCCCAAAGACAGCGGTAAAGTCATTTGTGGAAATGTTTCCATCTCCTCCACAGCAAGAACCTGTTGCCAATGCTGTATTATTTCTACCGTATAAAATTGCCGATACTATTCCACTAGCAACTTGACCAGAATTAGCCCGAATAGTTTGTAAATCAAGAGCATTCGCACCTCTACCATTTCCTGCGACACTGCCTTGATTAGTTGGTCTAATAGCCAAATTACCTTCTTGGACTGTTCCTCCACCTCCACCGCCAGAGTTGTCGTCAACATATTTTTTAGTAACTAAAGACTGTTCATTCTCAAAAAAGGTCTGGTTAACATCAAAAGTAAGACCTATGTTAGTCCCGCCTTCTGCGGTCAAGACCTTCTGAGAACCTTTTATCAGTAAACCCCCAGACAGAATTGTTGTGTCACCTATAGGCTGGGAGATATTACTAATTTTAGATAATTCGTTATTTAAACTGAGAGTATTGTTTATTCTTAAATCACCAGACATAATTGTTATACCACCATCAGGTTGTAAAATATTACTAATTTTAGATAATTCGTTATTTAAACTGAGAGTATTGTTTGTTTGTAAATCACCAGACAGAATTGTTGTGTCACCTATAGGCTGGGAGATATTACTAATTTTAGATAATTCGTTATTTAAACTGAGAGTATTGTTTGTTTGTAAATCACCAGACAGAATTGTTATGTCACCTATAGGCTGGGAGATATTACTAATTTTAGATAATTCGTTATTTAAACTGA